TAAAGTACTTACGAAGTAGGTTCTATTTAAGTACATATACTAGTATATAGTTCTTACGAAGTAGGTTACTTATAGGGTTTATACTTAGTTAAAATCTAAGAAGTTACTAAGTTAATAAACTTAACTAAATAAGTTATTTTCTAAGTAACCTATAGTAACTATAGGTATAAGCACGAATACTTCGTTGTCAAGACCCTGTACCCTATAAAGTTTAGGCGGCCATCGCGTACTGTGGAATGGTCAGAAGACGGATCTCGTTGATGATGCTGATAGCCTTGTTGCACGAAACATAGTAGCCATTCGGCGTTCCGCACTTAGGGCACACAACATCAGAGTCACACTTGGCATACATGACACCGCACTTGTTGCAGTACAGATGTTGCAAGTCATATCCGTCATTCAAGCTGCTGCGCTTCCGCATGATGTTCCTGTGGTGATCATACCCAGAAAGAGAAGACATGCTCTTGCCAATCGTTTTGATCGAGTTGAAGTTAAGCATGACAAGCCTCCTGTACTGCTTTGCACAGTGTTCTCCAGATAGCCCGTGCATTGCTGATGATGTTGACTACATTCCAGAACAACTTCCGAAGCGTTTCAAAGACGCTCATGGTTTTCTTTCCAATCGTCACGGCGATGGAGACGTCTCTCCAAGTAGGTCCTTCGACCTTTCTTTTGCCGAATCCAAACATATTGCACCTCCAATGAAGTGCAAGACTTCTAAAGGTTTGTACGTCTTAGGATCTTGCTCGGCTAGTATAACTGGACTTGCACTATAACCGAGAGCCCTTAACTGCTTAGCATACTTACATGCTTCTTGCCTCTTGTCAGGATCAAGCCAGACCTTTATACACTCTATATCAGTATCCACCAGCACATCACGTAAAAGATCCATCTTCACATAGCTTCCAAGTAGAGCAACGGCACTCACACCGGCCCTAGCTACTGCGAGGCATGAAAGAATATCCTCGACGAGTACGACCTTCGATGTATGGTTATTTACAAACAGAACGATGTCCGACCTTTGTGATCTCACGTTCATGTACTTAGGTCTGGTTGTGTCTGAGGAGAGGTTGCGGCCCTGCCAAAAGACCAGCTCTCCATCCCGGAACACGGGAAGGATTAACCTATCTAGTCTGGGGCTGTACCCAAAACGATACTTACGTATCTCGTCTTCACCGACTCCATAGGTACGTAACCACAGCAAACCCGACGCAGGAATGTCAGTTGTAAAATCTGACGGGAGAGTGACTTTCCTCGTTACGACACTGGCAGATTGTTTGGTGTCCGCTGCTCGTTTGTGCAATTCATTTAAGATCGCCGACGATGACGGACTTTTAATTGGGATCCAGTATTTAGTGTGACACCGATGGCACCACATACTGAATCCATTTCGTCTACGTGTAACAACAAAACAGTGTGCGCTGTCTTGCTTTCTATGTTGTTCACAGAAAGGACAGTACGGCTGTCGTATTGCCACGTCCATCGGTGCATTGAGATTAAGAAACTTCTCTAGTTCCTCTCGACTAACACGCATACCTTTTGTATCTCTGTTATGATTACAAGCTGATACATCAAGACCTCTAAGTCAAAGTTCATGTCTTGTCTTTACGTCAAGAGACACTCAGTACGCATGTAACAACAGCTGTGTTGTCTGTATCATTACATTGTACATCCTCCAGTTAATGTGGATATACCGTTTAAACGCACGAGGATTGATTTTAAGACACGTTTATTTAAAAGATGACTCATAGTTCATCTTCATAGTAAACGAGGCTTAGAATCGCTTCTACAGAACAAGGGGTTCTTCGGCGCTTAACCGTCTTCTCTTACCCCGCATCCAGTTCTTAGGAACATGGATGTCTAAGATCTCTCCTTTCTTTGTAGCAGTCTTCGTGAATCTGCTAAAGAAGCTGTGACCAGCTCCAGTAATGAAAGCAAAGATCTTCTTGGACCTTGACATCTTTTCAGGGACGATCACATAATCATTTCTTTCAAGTTTGTCAAGTACCTCGTTAGCTTTTTCTATGTTCGTAACGAAGTCCATGATCTTCTTCCAACCGATCTGCCAGAGTGTTTTAATTCCCTGAATGAGCCAGCCAAAGAACTGCTTGATACGATTACGCATAAGCACTCCTAGTTATGGTTACTTGGACACGACAAAAGACTTCCGAACAATCGGGAGCCACCGTTTCCATATGCCTTTCATGCGCAGGAAATAGTCGTGAAAGCCTCTGATGAAAGCTTCCGCTTTCGTGCAGCGTTCGAGCACATGATCAAGCGCCATACGAAACTCTTCCGATGTGTACTCACTCGGATAGTCGAGCATGTTTTCAATGCGCTTACGTTCTTCAGCTGTGAGCAGAGGAAGCTTTAACTCACAACCGGGATACGAAGGATTGCATATCTCCGGTCTCTTACCTAAGATCATGGTAATTCTCCTAGTCAAGATCCCAAGGAGGGAGGTTGTCGTTAAGGATTGTTTCCGTAGCTTCTCGCTTACACGAAGGACATATGTACTTGTTTGTTTTCCTTCTTGCTCCTACTGTTTCGCAAGAGCACAGAGGGTGTGGCTTCTTACATACAGCGCAAAGGCGAAGCTTACTGCTGGTAGACAGGTCTTCGCTGGACAGAAGCTTTGTTCCTTCCATATTCGTAGTAAGTACTACGTCCTTTCCATCTACATTCTTTACGAATGTTTTTGTTCCTTGTTGTACCCAGAACCTACCGTCATACCCGTCTTGCGGATATTCAGAACAAGACAGACATACGAAGCCTATGTCTTGCTTACTCCAAGTGACATTGTGGTTGTCTCCACAACCGGGGCATGTTGGATAGTTTATCTTAGGCTTAGCTTTGTTTAAGTTCCTGTTTGCTTCTCGACTCTTTTCTCTTTGCTCTTCAAGCATGCCATAGTAAGCAAGCGCATTGTCTTGCGTGACATAATCGAAGTGCTTGATGATCTGTCTTCTGCAAACATCACACAGGAAGATACTGTTCTTGGTATCGTACTCCATCGACCTGTCATCCCTGCCGCACACGAAACATTTAGGTGCTGCTGAGTAAGCATACACCGCTTCAGGTGGCATGTGAACAGGAGAATGGACGTGTGTGCCTTGCACATATTCAGGGCCGTCATCAGAGTTTAAGTCTTCACTACCCGTTACATCGAGAGCTGCCGTCCCTTGACCGCTGTTCTCGTAAGCCTTGGGGAAGTTTACAGGAACACCGTATCCATATGTGTATCTGTATGCAAGACGTTCAGGTACACGGTACGGTTCTTCAATCATCTGCATGAATCTGTCAGCTCGAAGCACTGAACTTACGTAGCTTTCAGCGAGCACGAACTCATCAGCCGTATGCTGTCGTGCATAACCACACGACAAGTTAACGTGCGCCACATCATGCAGAAGCCAGATGTCTTTGCAGTCCGAATACGAACCGTTGCCTTCGTAGTACCCCAACTTGTTGAGATAATACTCCAGAGTTTCCGGTAACTTCGGGCTGTAATAAACATATTCATTATGTCCTCGCCTGTCAAGAGCGATGACACAATAGATGACATCCAGATACTTGTCAAGATATTTGGTGTCAAGGAACTTCTTCATTCCAAGTCCACCAGTCTCTTCATAGTTCGTAAAGAGAAGGAAAGGTTTGCTCTCATGACGAGAAGCAATTTCCATAATGCCTGCTACACCACAACGGTCATCCCCACCAAGAATACCGTTGGCATTTGTGATGACACCATGTTCAGTACACAAGATAAGAGGTTCGTCTACCTTGGCATTTCTTCTGGTGTCAACGTGTGCCTGTAAAAGTACAGGACAAATCTTTTCTGTTGTCGGGATGCAGAACACAAAGTTCTCATCGTCTGTGTAGACTTCATATCCCGAACCCTCTGCCGAATATGTGCTGATCAAATGTTCAATCAGCTCTCTGTCCGTCATTCTGATGACGGCCTTGAGTGAATCAATCATCGTAGTCGTCATCATCTCCACCTCCTTCTGGTTCATGTTCGTCTCGGTTCGTGGAAATTGTTAAGCCGCAGTCAGGGTTTGCCTCCACGAACTTCTTGATAGTGTCGTAGTCAAGGTATGTTTGTGTCCTCGACACTATCTGATTCGTGTAATAAGATAACTGCCTGTAGCAAGCACTGCATACAGCATGACCGTTGTACGGGTAGACCATACCCACACTACCGCAGCATTCACACGTATCCTTATGCATCAAACTTATGCAAGTTTCACATACAGGCACATCGTTGATCCACTTAAGGGGACGAGGATGCTTCTTGCCACAAAGAGAACACGTATGATTCCATGCACACTTAGGGCATTCCTTTCCTTCAGGAACAATAGTTCCACATACAGGGCATGTCGTTGTCTTCTGTATGCAATGATCACACAAAGGATATGTCCGCATGTCCTTGCTCTTAAGCATGGTCTTACCACACTTCTTGCAAACAACGAAAGCATTCTCCATGCAATCATGACATATCAATGTCGAACTATCTCCTGTGCTGTTGCCGCAGATAATGCACGGCGCATCTACTGCCCCAGAGATAACAATGTTCCTGACCTTATCAGACTTCTCTGAGAAGTAGAAGAACTTAACCGGATCTATGTACCAACCCCCTGGAGTATAATCCAGAGTAATGTATATGTCGTTCTCAGATCCGGTTGTGTACGACCATTGGCTTTTGTTATCCAACATAGCACACAACCAGCTTCCAACCTTATGAATAGTTACGTCATCAATGAAACCATAAGACTTCATGATGACAAACTTTTGCAGAGCTTGGTCAAACAAAACCCAAGCCCTACCTGTCACATTGTTGGCGGTTCGGTTATAGATAACACCAGTGAATGGGTTAAGTGCAATGTTCAAAGGCCCCTTACTGTTGAATCGGCCCACAGAAAAGCAGGACTTGAAAGTAGAACTGCTTCCTGCTTGCAGCATAAGTACAGGTTCAATACTGAATCCGTACAAGGTCTTTTGTACTGCTGCCAATTCAGAGAAGAAGTTCTGAATAAACGTAGAGTAAAAGTCATAGATCCTGAACGTGTCACCGTTCACATACTCTGCGTAGTTAGGGAGCTTGGGAAGTTCTTCGTACAAATGGTTACGGTACATGCCAGAACAAATCACAGTCATGCACCACTTCGTAATATACGAATCGTTTTCCTTAGCCCACCTGAGTAGAAGTTTGCTGGCCTTCATACCAGCAGCGGATTCAATCTTGTTGTTTAACAATTCCTGTTCGGTAATGTTCTTGTCCTTCGGAATGGTAGACAAAAGAGCTTGAAGGACATGACTAAACTTCTTCTTCACATCAACTGTGATTTCTTGTTCCACAGTCAACGTGTCTTCGATGTGCATCGTCTTTGCGAGATGCATCTTGTTACGCCTACAAAGATCAAGAATCTGTGGAATCTTTGTGTTGCTTCCATCACTCTTGATACCAGTGTAAGTACTTGTGACAGCAGGCCATTGCTTATTCAGATCAATGGACATAGCTCTCTCCTGAAAAGTGTAGCCCATACGCACTCAATCTACTCCCACCGTTTCGTTTGGTACGTATGGGCTACGAGTTAAAGATTACATCAGGCCGCCAAGAGCACCGAGCATGTCGATGTAGTTCTTAGTCTTATGGCCAACGGGGAGCGTGATGACTTGGTTCTGAGCGGCCTTCACAAGAAGGGTGTTCTTCACAAGGTTCATCACGTCCGAGACTTCACTGATGTTGTCAGCGAGTACATCCATACCAAAACCGAAATGCGCCTTGAGGACAGACAGAGGAACCTCCTGACTACCCCAGATCAGCTTACGGGAAGGACGAGACACACGAGTCTTGCCTTCGTTGGTAAGGTTTACAAGGTTGTACAGATACTTGGCACCGCCAATGTCGTTACCGGCAGCGTCCTTTGCGTACACACCATCGGTCTCACGAACCAGCATGTACATATCACCGACGTGTTCACCAGTCGTAGCCATGAGCAGAGCACCACGAGAAACGCTGGACTTAACAGGAGCGGGAACGACAATGGAGGTGGTAGCAAAGCAAGCACAATTACACATAAGTATACCCTCTGAAAACTAGACAGTTGTTAGTACAAAGCAATGCACATGTTAGCATACGCTTAAGCTAATCATCTACACCCGTACTGAATGGCAACGCTAGAGTTAGCCCGTTGTTCTAATCTCTAGTTGCATAGCAGAATACAGAACCACGTCCTACATGCAGGCCAATCCCACATGGGTACGACTCACACACTGCATCCCCTATACCTACTAAGATAGGATCTGTATTCTGCTATGTGTTAGAGGTTAGCGTTCTTCGTACTGTTCAGCTTCACGAACTCGCTTCACACCCATGTAAGCATAGATGCCAGCGAGTCCGAAGTAGAACATACTGGCCACGCATTTCCCAAGAGCCTGCCAGTATGTCATTACTTCTTGCCGCCTTTATTCTGAGGCTGCTGTTTCTTGGGAGCTTCAGCAACCGGAGCAGGTTCCACAGGTTTGGGAACCTCAACCACCGGAACAGGAGTGGGGGTGGGAGCGACCGGAGGAGTCATCTCCACAACCCCGGCATCAACAGTGACCGGGGCAGGCGCAGCAGGAGCAGGCTGTTCAAGCTGCATACCCAGCCGTTTGGCAACGGACTGAATGGCACGCTTGGCTTCTTCGGGGTTGGTTCCAGCGACGGAATGAAGTTCCTGCATGATGTTCCCCGTCGCTTTAACGGGGCCAGCAGGATCAATATTGAACACCGGACGAACCTTGCGACCAGTCCATTTCCCAACCAGCCAGTCGAATCCTTTCTGCACACCGGCGCACGCCAAGGCAGCAATCGCACCGCCGATACCGGTAACGATGGCGCCCTGAACCTGCTGACCGAGGGTACCAGACTGGGACGGATTCACACTGGTGGCAATGGTGATGCCTTCTTTCGACCCGTTCTGGTTACCACCCTTTTGTTTCTGCTGCTGTTGCTGATTCTGATTCTGATCACCGCTCATGGGTGAACTCCTTTTCAGGTTTTCTCTGGAGGTGGTAGAATGTAGGACATCCGGGTAGATCTCCAGTAATCGTATACCCGTGGTGTTGGTAGAACTTGATGGCATTAGTGTTTGACTTGAGTGTGCTCAAAGCAAACCAGTGGTTTGGGTACTGCTGGTGCAGGGTGTTAAGTATCTGTCCTCCGATACCTACACCACGGTAGCGCACCCCAATCCAGAAGACGTATACATATCTGACGTTGTCGCCATCCTTGTACTCTTCATAGATAGCAGCACCCACAGGGTAGCCATCTTCGTCATACAAAGTATAGGAGAGGTTGTCACGGTTAGACATGACATCCTCGATCCTATCATCGAAGACTTCACATAAGATGTCAAGAGCATCTTGTTCTACCATGACAACTTCTCCGATTAAAGGTTAATTGTTCTTGTCCTCGGTGGGCTTCACATCAACCGTCTGTTCGGAAGACGGCGTGGGGAACATGGCCTCTTTGCCTTCCTTGTAAGCAAAGGTGCCGGAGACGAGGGCAATCGCCGCATAAAGAATGGGTTTGACAAAACGGAACATGATGTTCTCCTTTGTAAAAGTGTGACAGGAAAGAGACAAGGAACCACTCCCTGCCTCTACACCTGCCACACTTTCTCTTTACCCAAAGGATGACTCACACCGTACCGACCTCTTAAGGATGGGGTCGTAATCTTCGGGGCAAATGAACATGCAGTCAGTCTGCTGGTAGCAGATACGCATGTGTCCGCAGTTCTGCATGAGAACTTTTGCTTTGGCGCGAGGGCAAGTGATAAGATTTTCATGGTTCTTTTTCATCCATTCCTCAACCTCTTCCTCAGACAACTGAGGTTTGCTGTTGGTCTTACGCGGCCCAAGAAGATCACGAGTAGACCAAGAGTGAAGTTTGTCTTTGTACGTAGTCATATTGTTTCCTTTAAAAAGTTCAATGATTTCAACTACTTACAACATGGTGTTGAAGTAAACGGACTGAGACCAGCCATGAGATAACCAGCCTCAGTCCGAGTAGTTAGTATGGAAAAGGAAGGTGGCTAGAACGCAGACGTAAACAACGCTTTAATCCATTCAAGTCCAGACAACGGATGCACCGTGTTCACATGCATTGCGTCTAGCAATAGTTCTTTTACGGGGGTTCTTCTAAGTGACCGAACAACGAGGTGTAAGACATACCATCTACTCCTAGTTGTAGCCATCGTCTCAATGAGACGAGCCATCACTAAACTCGTCCTCGTTGTGAACAAGAATCCACGACGAAGTAAACTCACTGAGTACAGCTCGTTGATTTCCTCCGTCAACAAACGACGACAATGCTTATACTCTCTTATGCGTGCTAGAGTAAAGACAGTTCCCGCCGTTCCGACCAACACGATACCAGTATGCAGACATACTCGTTGTACTGCATAGCTGGACACCATGAGTTCTCCTAGTACATCAAACATATCTGGCTCCTATGTAGTCAGAGAGTTGATCTTTTGAAGGACATGATGCACAAACACTAGACTATCTTACCTGCCAATTCAGCAACGTACTTCGCGACATGGCTAGTCGGTACTAATGTTGCTTGCGTCATCCACTAGCGTGTGTTTGCCTCTTATACCACCGTTGTGTATCCGTAGTTTGTTTTGATGTGCCGACATCGAGCACAGTATCAGCAGCCATCGAGGATTCTATACCTCTCTCTGATACACAAGTTTGCACAATGATTACCTAAACAACGTGTTCATCTAGCCGCTCTAAGTATGCTTGTTCGGTGGAGCTGACCTTGTGCGGAGGCTGTAATCTACCAATTACGCTTGCTCTCATGTACACGACAGTGACTGCCTGACTCCTTTCACTTGCAACCTAGTTAGAAAGGGGAACCGAAGTTCCCCCTTGGTGTAGGTTACATGGGATTCTTGTTCACGAGCGGCTTGATCTTGTCAAGCACATCCTTGGTGAGGATTTTCTCCATGATGAAGTCCTCGATTCCAGAGGCTTCACGCAAGGCATCGACAGACGCCAAGGTGGCCGCGTCGATAGCCGTCAGAAAGTAGCCAGCTCTGGGGTCATCGTCCGAAAGATTGGAGATGAACGCCCCGCCCATGATGGCAAGGGCCTGAGCCATGCTGAATTTGAACAGAGCTTCGTTCAGCGGGTTGGCTTTGATGTACATCCCCATGCCGAAGGGCAAACCCTTGGCGGCAACTTCGGTAATGTTGTTCAGAACCAACCGCCCTGCGGCCAGTTTGGTAATGATAACACCGGCTTGTTTCGTTGCGTTTATCTGTCTGTGCATCGTCGGCGACGACGTAACAGACCGTGCCATGCCCATGATTTTGGAACCAAGTCCGACAGGTTCCCGGACTTCATCCGCTACGATGTTGGGGTCTTTGTTCATGTGTTCCTCTCTGTTTTGAAAGTTTTAATTTACGCGGTGGCCTTGGCCAGTTCCGTTTCGAGCTGCTTGCAAGTGTTCTGCAACACGATCTGCTTCTTGCGCAGATTCTGGATGCTGTTGCGCTTGGTTTCCAAGGTCTTCTGAACACCTTCCTTGAGCAGAGGGTCAGTGATCTTGGCCGCCGACTTTTCGGAAGCCGCCATCGCACGTTCCGCTTCGCGAATCTCAGCGGTGATGTTGGTCAGTTCTTCGGTCGCATGTTCCAGACGTTCGAGGCGTACCTTGTTGGTACGGGCTTCGTTCTTCCTCTTCTGGATACCCGTGAGCACCACATTGCGATGGAACTTGCACAGGTAGGAACCTTCGAGAACCTTTTCGGAATCCGTGATGAAGGGCTGGGTGTCAGCGTCCTTCGGAAGATGGAAGGGCTTCTTCTCGGCAGCCTTACGAAGAACCTGACCGCATCCTTCAAAGGCGCACTTCAACACCGGAGCTTCTTCCTTGGCCTTCACGGAACCCGGAATCAGAACCGGGGTAGCAACTTCGGGGCCAACCTTCACAGTTGTGGGAGTGTCAGTGGTGACTTCAGCTTCCACCGTTTTGTTCGGGTTGTCGATGGCGTTGGCAGTGACACCGGCAGGCTTGGCCTGCGTCGAGAAGCGAACCTTTTTCTTTTCGCCTTCTTTGATGGGCTTCACCAGTTCTTCCAGAGGGGAAGACTTGAAGGTTTCTTCCAAGGCCGCCTCGTATTCTTCCTTGGCACTTTCAGGAAGCTGGAAGACCTTGGCTTCATCGCACAGACGAAGCAGTTCGTCGCTGGCATACAGCGCCATGCCGAGGCCGAGGTAATGCAGAAGCTGGCCGTGCTTGGATTCGGGATCAGAGAGGGACGCCATGCTGAGAACAGCACCGGCGGACAGAACGGAGTTCATGGTGTTGGGATCGGAGAACAGAGCTTCGGTGGACACACGGCCCACGATGCGGGCGGCATTCAGTTTGGTAGCTTCGGCGGTGGAATCAAGAACCTTGGAGAAAACATCACGCATGGACATAGTAGTACCTCTTTTGTTATAATGTTTGTGGTTGTGTATATTGAGTGTAACCTTTTGGTTGGCTACTTGCTCACGTTGTAGTCTTGCCGTGCTTTGTATTCGTCAGCGCGTTGGGTTGCCTGTTCAATGTCGAGAACAGAGAACCCTTTGCCAGACGGAAGTTCGTCATCGAAGTCGGACGTAGGCTGAGACAGCTCGATGCCTGCGGCTCCTTTACGTTGCAACCATTTCTGGCGTCCACGTTCCTGCCTTTGTCTGGCAAGAGCGGCGGCTTGCGCTCTGGTCTTACCACACAACGGACATTTGCATGTCGGGCACAGCCGGTCATACTTATCGCCGACCTGAACAACGCCAAGTTTGCGCTGAATCCTGTCAACGATACGGGCTTGCGGACTCCCATGTCCGTAGAACTCTGTGATTTCTGCAAAGAAATTCACAATGTCCGCATCAAGAGCAGACGACCCTAACGATTTGATTATCGCCATAGAAATACTCTCCTTCTTGAGCTAAGGTTTCTTTATAAATGTTTAACCAATCACGAACGAGTTCCTTTGCATGAGGCCAGTCCTTCTCATCACAGAGGCCAGACTGGAGCATGTACGAGAAGATACTTTTTACGTCTTCAACCCCCATGTTTAATGTCCTTTGTATGTAGATGCCTGAAGGATTCAGGCTTTCTCCGTGGCTCAGTCTTCAGTGGTGGTCAAGGCTTGGGTCAAATCGTTAAGTGCTCTGCACACGTTGCTAAACAGATAGCAAATCTGTTCGTACTTGCGAAGAACTTTCTTGAGTTCGTATTCAAGAATGAGGGGAACGGTAGCCTTATCCGTATAGTGAGTGAAAATAAGGTATCTCCTTTTGTCGTCCTGATAATTGAGGACAAGAGATACGTAGTTGCCTTCACCGTAGTCTTCTCTAGCGAGTTCGATATTCATAGACTACACCATTAATAACCGTTATGCTTCATGATTTCAGAACGAATCCACCACATACGAAAGTCTTCTGCCGCTTGGAATCCGTATTCCTCCTTGATAAAAAGGTAAAGTTCTGTATCTTTAAACGCGCCTGCCTCGAATATCTTTTTGGCGTGCGCGATAAGAGCAGGTGGGAAGTATCTGTAGTCTTCAAACATCTTCCCTTCAGGATCGTTGAAATCCCTTACCGTCTCCGCGTTAACATCCATAGCGGATACGTAGCCGATGCACAACATAGCCACAAGATACAAGCAAATGTGTTTCATTTTAGTATCCAAGGGAATGTTGTATGACCATCTCTAGCTCAGGCAAAACTACACTCGTGAGCACCGAATCAGAGTTTTGTTTTGCGCATCCACAAAGGAACATCAGCAGAAACAGAACAAAGAAAAGAATGATCTTCCCTGTTTCTGTGAGACACAACCAGTCAAGCACCTTTCGCATGGAGTTCTTAATCATGGCTTACTCCTGTAGGTGTTGCGTTTGTTGGTATGTTCTTGCCACAAGTACATGGTACACATGCCAAGAGCAAACGATACAGCAATGAGAAGCAGGATTTCAAGCATTGTAATCTCTCCATAAGATTCGTCGCGTCATAGGATTGACGTGAGCTTTAATCTTAAAAGGTTGAAGTAAGGAGTTGTAAACTTCTTCTCGTTCAAGAATAATGTACAAAGGTACTTGTAAGTTATTCTTGCATTGGTCACGTAAAAAGTTTACAGCATCAATCCGCCTAGCGAATCTATGTACTGTTCGGTTTGACGGATATACAAGCGTAGCGATGTACCGTTTGATTTTCTTCACGAGAACCTCCTTTTGCACACTTGCATTTGGAACCACATTAGTTGTGGTTCCTTTGTAAGTATGTTAGAAAGAGTAGCAATCCCGTTCAAACTCGAACTCGTACGGCTCACTAGCTACTTTGGTATCGTCAACAGGAATATCCTCTTGACTAACACCGTCACAACCTACACCGTAGAGCGGGCACAGAATGCAAACATAACTTTCTTTTTCCATACAAACAATTTCCTTTCAAGGTTTTAGCCTTGCCAGTTAAGGTTAATTGATGTTCGTAGGAACACCAATAGAAACAAGCAAAATGGATGCCTGTTTCTATGATAGTCCTACTTAATGAAAAAGCCCCTAGAGTATTGCTACTTTAGGGGCTTCTTTGTTATGTTCTATATGTTAAAGTACAGAGAACGAGCTTCAACGCAAGTGTTAGGGGCAATCCATACAACACGTTGCGGTTTCCCAAGCCGTTCGTTGCGCTCTGCACAAGTAGAAAGGAAAATCTTGTACGCGCTTTCAACGCGGGTGTTGCTCCAATGTTTTGTTGAAATGTAGTTTATGTGAACACGAGATAGGCGCTTTGACCATTTCGGAATCTCTGTTTCGCGGAAAGGCTTTCTGTTTGTCTTTGAAAGGCGTTTCTTTTCACGCATTTCCACAAGACGGTATGCCATCCATTCCGGTTGATTGGGAAAAGAGGCACAGAACATAGAGCGAAAACGCTTAGATAAACTTTCCATGTTGTTATCCTGTTGTTGACGTTTGCTTTAGGCTTTCTATGTAGCGTGAACTTACAGTTCGATGCCCTTTTCAACGGCGGCGTTCAGCAGGGCGTTGTAAATAAATTCTTCCTCTACCGAGAGGTTAGAGGTATCGCAAGAGGAAATCATGTTCAGAAGCGAACGGAACGGAAGCCCCTCACCCTTGAGCAGACGAACCTTAGCGAGAGTGGTTTCGTCCATATCGTTCTCGTCCGCGTTTTCCAACATCTGGATGTAGTAATCCAAGCCGTGAGGTACTTCAATACCGGGGAACTTGAGCGGATTGTGGACGCCAGACGCCTTTGCCTGTTCCAACAACTTGTTCAGCTTGTTGGTGATGCTGGTGTACTTTGCCTGAACATCAGCCTCAGTCAACGGAGTTTCGCCACGTCCGCCGCTCTTTTCCTTCTTCCACGTATCGAAACGCGGAGCGCCGCGGAGAGAACCCAGAACTGCATCACACAACCGGGTCATGCCGGCGGGGTCGTTGATGTTTCCGCCCTTGTCACGAACGAGCTTGTTCAGCTCGAAAGTGTCGCAAAGTTCGTCGCAACGCTTGGCAGACAACTTGATGGAAGACTTGAGGTCAACGATGGTGCCATCGTCCAGAGCGATAGACGTAGCGTCCTTCCCGCCCGCCAACTGGAACGGGGAGAAATAGAACAGCCAAGAAGTCCACGCCGGGCGGAGCTTTTCCGAGAGATTGCCAAGAATGTAGTTCAGCGGTTGGTTGTTGCTGTTCATCATGGCCTGACGCACGGCGTAAAGCGTACACTTCGTGACACCTTCAACAAACAGCTTTTGGCTGTGGATAAAGGCGTTAACCTGAAGCCGGAAATCAGCCTCAGTCCAGTCCGTGATACGAGCGGGAGCGGTAGCGATTTCAGCCGTAACGGGAGCGATGGGCTCAATGATGGTAGCGGTAGCATTCGACATGGTAAGTCTCCTATATGTTTAAAAGTTAGTATTCGTTGCCTAGTTAGAAAAGCCAAGCCGTAACACTTGGCTTTTGTATACTAATCAACGTTTCTGAAACGACGGCTAGACCGTGTTTCGGTTATCTGTTCGCTAGTATGCACAAACACGCGGGCATGGCGGTTATGAGCACGGCGCCTCTTTTCCGGCTTGTCGAGTGTTACCAGAGCGCAAGAGTACCCATCTTGCTTATCAAGAGGCTCACCTACGCCAATGTTTTGGGTAAGATACTTGGCACGAGGGCGTTCGGATATGCGAACTTTCCGAATCTGTATCCTCTTACCATGACGGCCAGAAATAGACTTGTTTTGTCCGTATTCTGCAAAGAGATATGGCACGTTAGCAAGACTTGGAAGAATAGGATAGCCGGTTATGTCGTCAACAGGAAGGGAACGATAATCTAAAAACTTCCCCGTGTTGTCCTTATAGCCAACAACTTCCCCGTTCTTGTTCCAAACAGGACTATATACAGCCGGTTCCTGTTCTGTTTGGTAAAGATTGGAAAGTCCCTGATTCTTACAGATATTCAAGGCGTTTGCTTGCCTCTTATAACCTTGTGGCTTATCGTGCATGGTTTTTCTCCTTTGTTGAACAATTTAATTGGATACAAGGGTAAAACGCAACTATGCACCCTTTACCCTTGTACCTGTTAAATTGTTTACAGTCTAATGCACTACAGTTTATTATTTATAGCCGTTGTGTTGTCTCCAATGCAGGATGAAACGCATCCTTTTAACACCAACACCTTACGGCTGTAGCTTGTCTAAGGCTACTTTCACTACAGCCTTTGAGCCGAATTATCATAGCACAAGTTGCTAGTTTGTACTACCGTTCACGGTTTATCGCTGTAGTATAGTCTAGTTGTTAGTCTGCCTTTCCGTTCGCCTTTACTCGCAACTATGCACGAGAACGCCAGCAAACTTTGTTTCGGCATCTAGCTATTACTTCGCACAAGGTAGCATACAAGCCCCTTTGAGTATATAGACTAGACAATCTTTTCAGTACCATATACAGCTACCGTTGAATCATGGCTTAAATAACCGCAACTAAAGCACAATTACTTTAAGACATACGCGATTTTCAGGTTTTGCGCTGTATACAGCTTAACCGCTGAATCCTATCTTTCGCTTAACCTTTCGGCTAGACGCATGATACAGACTTGTATATATGCCTGTATCCCAAGCGGAGGACACATATAGCTAGTGCCCTGTTTGTGAAAAAACCGTACTTTCGCAGATATACGTTTTCAGGCTATCACGCTCTTGTTCAGAATGCTATTCTTACTACTAGGGCGGCCTCTATTGAGTTCCGGTTTTTCTCTCTTTCGTTGGGCTTGTTCTCTCACAACTTTTTGGCCTTGTCAAGAACTTTTTTGCATCCTGTTTACTTTCTTTTGTGGCTCATTATTCCGGCTGGCAACTACTCTGTAAGATACCGTAGTATCCGCAAGTAAGAAAAGGCTTATGCCTTTTTAACGTCCGCCTACTTCTGGTATTCCCAAGAAAAACAGGTACTTATGGAAGTTCTTAACTTCTGGCCTCTATGAGTTTGTAAAAGAACAATCTTTGTTGAAAAGCAGATTAACAAGGTTTAAAACCTTTGTCAAGTGTTTTCTTGACCTCTTGGCTTTTTTTGCCTCTCTTTGCTTTTCGTGGGCTTAGTAAAGCATAGCTTTTTGAGCTTGTCAAGAGGTTTTTTCACTCTTTTTTCTTGGCTCTTTTAGCTCTGTTTGCCTCTCATATAGCAAGCCCCGTGCCATGTTGTAAGTTGTTGAAATCATTGAACTTGGCATACCCGGTTTAGTACAAATATTTGTACCTAGGTTCGCGCCGGGGCTTAATTCTATAGTACATATGGAACCTTGCTTTGCAAAGAACTATAAGAACTATAGGTATTTAGGACTACGTTCAAAATCTTGTACCTTTGGAAACATGCGGTACAATAAGTTGAACCTATGGTAAACATGCTAAATCTTTGTACTTTTTGTACATGCCTAACCATAAGTAGTTGTCATTATTAACCTTTTTGTAATATATTGAAATTATTGGAAACTATTGGTAAGTATTGGATATTATTAGTTATCTTTGGTATCATGCTCAGGGTATTGCGATAGGGAACTAGGGGTATACCAAAAAGTACAATGATTACGCATACTTACGTAAAGTACTGTAATTATTACCTTTTCCTATGCTACCCATTAGTAACATAAGTTAGTTACCCATAGGTAACATTGTTTACCATAGGTATACCCATACCTTTTCAACAGGGGGAGAGGGTACCTTACCCTACCCGTGGGACACAGCGGAGCACTGGGGGTACATGTGACACCAGCTTCGCTCGTAAATTTCTAGAACTTTTACCAGCCGAATGACTTCATCATAATCATTCTTTAGTATATGTATAGTACACATACGTACACAACATTCGTAGAAGTCTATGTGTTCATACCTCCCCTATACTCTCACCATACTCTAACCAACAGTAACCAGAGCAACAGCCCCCGGCCAGCCCCCTAAGATACCTATAGTATATATTATATATAAGAGTATATAAGGGTACTTGACAAGTTCCAATTAGTGATTATACCATAGGATACTAAAAGAGCCCATAGTTACCTTACGTAACCGTGGGCTCTTTCTTATTACTTAAAACAGTAAGAAAGGTATAAACCCTATAAGTAACCTACTTCGTAAGAACTATATACTAGTATATGTACTTAAATAGAACCTACTTCGTAAGTACTTTATAAAGGTATATACCCTATAAGTTAACCTAAGGTACTATACCCTAGAACAGCCTAAGAAGTCTGAACACTTGGTTGTTGACCTTGTTTTAAATACTTCTCTGCCTCTTCTGGAGTGATAGTCAAACTGCATATCTTTCTCTTCACAGAAGGATCAGTAAAGTACTCTGTTGCTACATGATTAGCTGGTACTTTGATAAGTTCATCTGTGAAAGCTGCCTTAACATAAGGTGGTGTGTTAAGACTTAAGTACATCTTATTCATATGCTTTCGTTCTGTACCAAAAGGTTCTATTACTCCTTTCTCAGCCATTTCTAGATATTCATCTGTATAACCTGTATACTCGAATGTCTTGTCAAAGACTTGTTGTAAGAACAAAGCACCTCTTCTCCAGTGTCTAGCATAGTAGTACGGTTGATTAGTTGCACTTAACTTCCATGTATACCATGTACGTTCTGTTCCTGCAAAGTAGTCCTTAGTTCTTGGAAGTATAACTGACTTAAGTTGTGGGTACTCTCTTAGTGTTATAAATCTCATAATAGGAGCTCTACGCACTCTACGTGGAATACCAAGAGGCCCACGTACACTTTGTGTAATAGTATCTTTTATCTTTCTCTCTTCAACCATGAACAAAGCAAAGTCTTTAATGTCTACCTTACCTCTGTTCTTTAAAGCAGTAGCTATACACCAGAAGAAGCAGTTGACCATTCTGTTTACTTCTGACTCAGGTAAGTAGTTAAAGAAGATGTTCATATCATTAGCAAGATCTCCTTTTGTGTACATACCTTTGTCTGAAGAATTCTCAGGAACATAATCAGACAACCTTATCTGACATCTACAATTAGGTATCTTATAAGGTTCAGGGCTATCTTCGTTAAGATAAACTGTACGCTTCCAAAGTTGTCTTTCTCTTACAATCTCACTCATGATATTCTTCTCTTCTTTTTTATTTTTTTTTTTACTATAACCTCTTGACAAAATTACAATATGTATTATATATTATAAAGGTTATAGTTCCTATTTAATTATAACCATTATTTCAAGGAATGTCAAGATGGTAGATGGTCAATTTTTACTAGAGGTTTTAAACAGCCTGTCAAGCCTAGTAAAAGACGCCGACTACATATCCCTAGCAATGCTTGGAGGAACTGCACTTATTTTATATGAGTGTGCAGCTTTATCATCTTATCTTAAACGTGTAGCTAAAGATAAAGTTTCAAAGTTTGCCAAGGACTTCCCTTCGTTAGTAGATATGAATGAGCGCGTACTTACGAAGCTTAGACATCTTAAAACAGAACTAAATGCAGACAGAGCAGCTGTTATTCAATTCCACAATGGTTGCCAGAATCTTTCTAGAATTGATTTTGCTAAGATGTCGTGTACACATGAAGCAGTTCGTCCAGGGTTGAAGCCAGCACAACCTGAGTTCTTGAACTTGCCTGTGTCTGCATATTCATATCTAACAAACGCTTCGTTTGGGTTTGACTCCAACGTTGTTCTAAACATTGATAGGTTACGTAAGTTCGACATGTCTACATATACTTTACTGAAAGGACATAAGGTAACGTCCTTTGCTTTAGAACCCCTCATGACCGATGATGGCATGGTGTTTGGTTTTATCATTGTAGAGTTCTGTAGACTGCGTGAAGACATTACTTCTTCTGACTTTCAGTTCCTTTTAAAAACATACGCAGAGAAGATAGCTACCTTGCTTGAACGCTCTGACTCAGGTGATATTGATGAAGAAAGACTCTGTAAAACCTCTTCTGAAGAAGCCTAGTCCTTCTGCTGTTGTTCCTGATGGGAAGGGTTGTACCAAGGGAGACGAACTTCTTCGTCGTCTTCGCTTTGAGTTTGGGTACGATCCTATCAAAGAACTTGTGCATCTGGCTAGGTCTGCAAAAACAAACAGTACTGAAAAGATTAAGATCGCTACTGAACTCCTCTCTTACTACCAGCCAAAGATGAAAGCTATGGACTTTAATCCGAACGCTGGTGAAGTTATCAACGTAAACATTTCTTTCCCGGATGAAGACACAGCTCCTGCTGGGCTTAAGGATTTGGTGAAAGAAAATCAGTAAGGGCTGTTATGGATATTGATTATCAAGTCCTGCCAACGTTTGCAAAGGTTCATCGTGATCCTAATCCATATTTGTTCGTGATGGGGCCTGTAGGTTCTGGCAAATCCTCAGGCTGTATCTTTCAAGCGTTCTTTAATGCTATGCGTCAGAAACCAGATGAGCATGGGGTAAGACACAGTAGACACCTTGTTGTTCGTGCTACGTATCCTGCCCTGAAGTCAACCACAATCAAAACATGGTTGTCATGGTTTAAAGACAAGATCACTATTACATATTCTACCCCTATCGTCGGCAGGATTAAGTATCCTTTAGCTGACGGAACAAAGGTCGACCTTGAAGTTCTGTTTATAGCTGTTGACGATGATCGTTCTGCTGAAAAGCTTCGTTCTCTTGAAGTTACCTCTGCTCACCTTAACGAAGCTTCTGAACTATCAGAAGGAACTTTCCAACTAGTCAAGACACGTTTTAAACGATACCCTGCTATGAAAGATGGCGGGCCTGTTAATCCGTTTATTATTCTTGACTACAACGCAGTAAGTACTGACCACTGGCTTTACAGACTTGCAGAAGAAGATAAGCCAGAAGGTCATAGCTTTTATCGTCAACCTCCTGCTATGATTAAAGTTGACGGTAAACTTGTACTTAACCCTGAAGCAGAGAACTTAAAGAATCTAGACAAAGGTTACTATGAAACCATGTGTATGGGTGCTGACGAAGATTTCATCAACGTCAACGTCATGAACAACTATGGTGAAGTTAAGAAAGGTAAACCTGTCTACAAAGACTATAGTGATCTTGAACATCATGTAGATGATGAAATGCTTCCTCTTCGTGGTGTTCCTGTTGTAATTGGTATGGACCAAGGTCTCACACCTTCAGCTGCTTTTACACAACAAGCTCCTGACGGTACTGTGCTTGTCTTTGATGAGATCTGCACAGACAACTGTTCTTTGAAAGAATTTTGTGAAGAACATCTTTGGCCTAAGATTACAGCAGAATACCCTTGGATTGTGAATAACTTTAAAGTTGTGTGTGACCCTGCAACATCGCAGAGATCTATGAATGATGCTAAGTCTGGCATGGAGATTCTTAAAGAATGTAACTTGCCTGCTAAGCTTGGTAAGACAAACAATTGGACTCCACGTTTTGAATCCGTTGCTCAGTTCCTTCGCTTAAAGGGACGCTTTAAACTTGGGCCTAAGTGTGTGGCTCTAAGAAAAGGTTTTGTCTCAGAATACAAGTATGCTGAGTCTAAGACTGTAAACGGTATTCTTTATAAGGCATCTCCTGTTAAGAATGAGTACTCGCATATTCATGATGCTTTACAGTACGCTATGATGGAGTATGTCCACAAGCGTGAAAAGAAGTTCTTGTTTAACACACAACGTAAATATCGCGCTGCTAGCCAGATTGGAGGCTACTAAGAATCATGACTGAAAAAGATTTTTTCGGTTCTGGAACTGTTGTTGATGCAGCTACTGATAAAGATGTAGAAGACTTTCTTGAAGAAGTTTCTTCTAAGATGATAGTAGACGAAGACAATGGAACAGAAGATACCGAAGGAGCACCTGAAACGCCACAAGGTTTGGCTGCGTTTGTCCGAGATGCTTATGAAAGATCGGACAGTGCGCGTAAGACTATTGAAGAAAAGTGGTTGAATGCTCTTCGCCAATACAAAGGTATCTACTCTCCAGAAGTTCTAGAACGTATGGATCCTCTTCGCAGTAAGGCTTTTGTACGCATGACTCGTACGAAAGTAAAGACTGTAGACAGTAGGCTTTCTGACTTGCTGTTCCCTGCGAATGGTGATAAGAACTGGGGAATTGAACCTACACCTATTCCACAATTTAGTACTCAGAAAGAAAAAGCAATCCTTGAACTTGTTTCTCAAGAACAAGGACAACAGATTTCTTCTGAACAGCTTTATGTCTTGATGCAAGACGAAGCCAAGAGTCAAGCCAACAAGATGTCTAAGGTTATCGAAGATCAGCTTGCTGAGCTTAAGTATCGTGAGATTATGAGAGATGTTCTGCATTCTGGTAATCTGTACGGTACTGGTATTCTCAAAGGCCCGCTTGTTTCTATTTCTGAAAACCGTCAGTACTACAAAAAGGAAAAGAATGGAGACAAAGAGAAGTGGATTCTTCAGGACTATGACTCGATTACTCCGTTCATTGAAAACGTACGTATCTGGGATATTTACCCGGACATGGAATCGACTTGTCCGTCTGAATGTAGATTTATCATTCAGCGTAGAAAGATGGACAAGCATGACGTAATAGGCTTAGCGAAAAGGTCTGACTTTAACGGAGACATTATCGCTACGTATCTTACTGAGAATCCTGATGGTGACTACCAGAAACAAGACTTTGAGAACCAACTCACTTCTATGGGTGATGTAATTGACAGTGGTATCGCTGATGCTGCTCACTCAAAGAAGTACGAGGTGTTGGAGTTCTGGGGTTTTGTTGATGCTGACGATTTGAATGAAGTAGGTGTAGATATTCCTGAACGTATGCAGGGTCAAGTTGAACTTGCTGCAAACATTTGGGTACTTGGCGACCACGTTATTAAAGCGTCTCTCATGCCTATGGAGGGCGTTAAGTGGCCTTACTTCTTCTATTACTATGACAAGGACGAAACCTCTATCTTTGGTGAAGGTATTCCGTCCATTATGTCTGATGTTCAGGAGCTTATTAATAGTGCGTTCAGAGCTATGCTTGATAACGCAGCTATCTCTGCTGGACCTCAGATTGAAGTAAACCTTGATCTTATGTCCGAAGATGAAGATCCTCGTGACGTATATCCCTTTAAGGTTTGGATGCGTACTGGTGAAGGTGCAGACGCTGCGAATCCTGCGATTCGTGTGTTTCAGCTTCCTAGTTACACAACTGAGTTTGAACGTATGATTGAACTCTTCCGCAGCTACGGGGATGAAGTTACTTCCATTCCTCGTCAGATGTGGGGAGAACCTTCTGGTGCTGCTGGTCGTACTGCTTCTGGCTTGTCTATGTTGATGGGTTCTGCTAATATCACCATCAAGGATCAAGTTAAGAACTTTGACGACGGTATCACAAAGCCTTTCATTTCTGCTATGTATCACTGGAACATGAAGTTTAACAGTGATGCAGACATCAAGGGTGACTATGCTGTAGTTGCTCGTGGTACTTCTTCTTTGATTGCTAAGGAAATCAGAGCGCAGTCTTTGATTAACTTTGCTCAGATTACGAATAATCCTACTGATCTGGGTACAGTCAAGCGTCCGAATATTATCCGTTCGATTGCAGATTCTCTTGATCTGTCCGACGATAATCTTGTTTATACGGATAAGGAAATTGAAGTACAGAAGCAGCAGCAAGAAAAGGCTGCTCAGGAAGAACGTGAGTGGATGACCGATATGGTTGAGACCGCTCGTGCTGAAGGTGTTAGTCCGTCTGCTCTTATTACGAGTCTTCGCCAACTAAGGGAAGATATGGAAACGAATCAGAATCAGGGACAGGTACAGGCGTAAGCCTATGACTGATACTCCACTTAACGGTAGGCGTGTGAGCTTGGAGAAATCCTTCAGGCTCACGGCCAACGCCGATTTACAAAGGAATATAGTTACTTACCTTAAAGTGCTGAGAAGCCAAAGGTATAGTAAGTTGCTAAGTCCTGACAATACAGATAACGTAGACCGACTCATCGGTGAACTACGTGTAATACAAAAGCTCTTGGATGTACTGGAACTTGGGAGTGAGCCCCTTTCGGATAGCTTGCTCATGAGCCAATCCAGTTAGGACTTAGGGTTAACCCCTCCCTAACTAAGAATAAAACTATGACCGAACAGAACCAAGATTTTATGGAAGCCTTTGACGAACTTGCTAAGTCTTATGAAGATCCCTCTAGGCCAGAGCCTTCATTTGAAGATATTACGAGTGAGCCTGAAGATTCTTCCGAAGAAGAAAACGTCGAAAGCCAGCCTGATGATGAAGAAGATCAGCCCTCAGAAGATCTTACGGAAGAAAGCTCCCAGTCTTCTGAGACTACTGAACTTCCTCTGAATTACAAAGAGCTTTATGAAAAGGCCAAGCGTGATGCTGAAGCACAGAATAACCTGTGGGCTAGCAGACTCACAGATCTGTCTCGTAAGTACTCAGAACTCAAAGAGGAAAAGAAACAGACCGTAACGCAGAAGGAAGATCCAGATGAACTTCCTGAAAACGTAAAGGAACTCTTTGAGATTCATCCTGAGATTGCTAACGCAGTGAAGACGCTTGTTGATGCTAAGGTTTCTGCTGTAAAGAAAAACGTAGAGACTGAACTTAAGACTCGCGTTGAACCTATTCAGCAGCAACTTTTTCAAACAGAAGCTGATAGGCATTTCAGTGCTATTCGTGCTGCCCACCCTGATATTAATGCTATATTGGATAGTGGTGATCTCTTTACTTGGATTGACAGTCTGCCTCCTGTGATGCAGAATGGAGCCAAGTACGTGTATCAGTACGGAACTGCACAGGAAGTCATATCTCTTCTGAACGATTACAAGTCTGCTCGTGGTGTTAAGCCTCGTACGACTATGGCACCTAAGTCAGCTCCACAGCATAACACTGTGTCTGAAACTGAGGATATTGTTAAACAAGTGCTCGCTGCTATGGCAGTTCGTACTGGCAAGGAACCTATTGATATTAGCTCTAAGCCGAAAGCTAAGCCAAAAGAAAAGACTTTTGATGACCTAGCTCGTGAGTATGAACGCAGCAGACGTGTGCGCTAAACTCGTTTTGAATTAGGAATTTAATCTAATGGCTTCTACTCCGAATACTATCATGCATACGGGTACGACCTCTGATGCTTCTCAGGGTACCCTTTCCACGATGGCGAATGTTTATGTCGTCGCTAAGATGCTCATTCGCGCTCTGCCTTACCTCGTGTTTGAAAAGTTTGGTCAGGCTTATCCCCTGCCGACGAAGAGCACGAAGACTGCTAAGTTCCGTCGCTTCGAGTCCCTCGATGCTACGCCTACGGAACTGACCGAAGGTGTTACGCCTACTGCTCAGACCTTCACTGTTACCGACATTGAAGCTACTGTGCATCAGTATGGCAACCTCGTGACCATGACCGACGTTCTGCTCGACACTAACGACTCCCCTGTTATGGAACAGGTGACTCAGATTGTGGGTGAACAGGCCGCTGAAACTGTTGAAAACATGCGTATCGGTGTTCTGCTTGGTGGTACCAACGTGGAATACGCTAACGGTGCGTCTCGTGCTGAAGTGAATACGCCGATCTCTCTGCCTCTGCAGCGTCGCATTACGCGCAAGCTGAAGAACCAGAAGGCGCGTATGATCACTGATTCGATCAAGTCTACGCCTCGTTTCTACACTGAATCCGTTGCTCCCTGCTTCGTTGCTGTGTGCCATCCCGACTGTGAAGCTGACATCCGTTCGATGCCTCACTTCATTGACGTGAAGGACTATGGCAATGCTGGTCCGTGGGAAAACGAAATCGGTGCTGTTGAAGGCGTGCGTTACCTCTTCACGACTCTGATGAAGAGCTGGCCGGATGCGGGTGGTAACAAGACGAATGCTGCTGGTGACACGATGGTTTCGACCACTGGCACCAAGGCTGACGTGTATCCCATCCTCTTCCTCGCGAAGGATGCCTATGGTCTGGTGCCCCTGAAGGGTGCTGAGTCTCTGACTCCTGTGATCATCAATCCTTCTCACACTGAATCTGACCCGCTGGCTCAGCGTGCTCACGTTGCTTGGAAGACCATGCAGACCTGCGTGATTCTCAATCAGGCTTGGATGGTTCGTGCCGAAGTCGCGGTGACTGCGTACTAAGCCATGACCCATACGGGGAGAACAACTATCAAAGGGTTCTCCCCTTTTTCGTATCTAGCTCTGCTTCATCTAGCTCTACACTTTAACATAAGGTATAATTTTTATGGCTAACAAGAATACTTCTTTTACTGATATGGATCTCAACACGGCCTCTGACCTGCAGATCCGTGACATGCTCTTTGAACGTGGCCTGCATATTCCTCTGACTGAGGATAACAAGCTTATCCGTAAGCACGCTGTGTCGTTGCTTATGGATTGGAGGCAGGAACACGCTGGTGTGGATCCGACGACTCGTAAGTGTCGGGTTATCTTCCATACGTCTTCTAATCCTTCTGCTGGTCCTTATGTGTTTGCTTCTGTGAACAACAAGAACTTCCAGGCTCCTTATGGAAAGGAAGTTGTGGTTCCTGAATACATGCTGCGTGAATGTATTGACCGTGCCTATACGACTTCGTATCAGTCTAAGTCTGACGAGTTTGGACGTCAGTCTACTGTTGAGGTAAAGATTCCTACGTATCCGTATACGTTCCTTGGTTATGTTGAAGAACAGCCTGACGGTACGGAAGAAGTTGTTCCTACGCCTGAACAGGTTACTAAGATGACTGAAGATTCTCTGAACAGTATTCAGATTCCTGAAATTGTTAAGCGTCGTCCTGGTCGTCCGCGTAAGAATAGTTAGTCTAACATTCTGCTTACTTGAGGGTAATAATGAAAGTCTCTAATATCATAGATAGGGTAACTCTTTTGTACAATGATATGGACTATGTTCGACTCTCAAAGCACCAGTACCTTGAGTTTCTTGATGATGCTATCAATACGCTGATTACGATGCGTCCTGATGTGTGGGTAAAGACTGAGGTTGTTAAGTTGCAGCCCGGCATTCGTCAGACTCTTCCTGATGAAGCCTATTCTTTGATAGACATCTATTGTAATGCAACCAAAGAGGAAGATGGTACGTTTACTTATGGTGAACCTATCTTTCAAGTAGAACGTAGAGATCTTGATTACTTCTCTGATTGGAGGCGTGCAGAAGCATCTGACGTTGTTTACGAATTTATTTATGATCGTAAGACTCCGAGACAGTTCCTTGTAAATCCTCCTGTTGCTAAAGACAAAGATGTTTACATCGAGATGGCTTACTCTGCTCCGTACGTATCGTTTGCAGACATGCAAGAAGATGTAGCTATGCAGCAAGATCTTGAGCTTGTCGGTAACTACCGTGGCCCTCTTGTTGATTATATGCTGTACCTTGCTTATAGCACAGACAGTACGTCATCTAACGATAGACAGATTGCACAGCAATATATGCAATCTTTTTATCAAGCTCTTGGACAAGAGTATAACGCTTCTGTGATTGCTATGCCTAAGATTGATGAGTTGCCTACGAACATAGGGGAGGCACAGCCTACAAATGATTGATCATCTTAATAATGCTGTGTGGGAAGACTTTTATAAGTATGTCCGTCCTGACGTTCATGGTTGCCCTGTAGCTATGGTTAAAGAAGCTATACGGAATGCTTGTATAGAGTTTTGTGAAAAGTCTCTCATTTGGCAACAAGAAATTTATTGTGGTGACTTGGTAAAGGATGAACCTAAGTATGGTATTAACATCGTAGATAAAGATGCTACAATTGTTATGCCTGTAACTGTTACTATTCGTGATACTGTTGAGGGACAGCTGAGACAGTTCCAAGTAGAAAAGACGAATAGGCAGGACTTGGATTCATACTCTCCTGACTGGCGTTTGAGAAAGGATAAGTATCCTAAGTACTTCTATATGGAAGATCCCAACACGATGCATCTTGTTGGTGTTCCTATGGAAGACATCCCTGAAGCTTTGCATATGCTTGCTGCAGTTAAGCCTACACGTGAAGCTGATGAGATTCCTAAGTTCTTGTATACAGACTGGGCTGAAACAATTGCTGCTGGTGCGTTAGCGTACTTGCATAGTTTGTCCAGTCGTGTCTGGGCTAAAGCGAATCTTGTGAACTACTACATTCGTAAGTTCCGTGCTGGCATTTCTCGTGCTAAGTCAAAGGCTTACAAGTCGTGGGTTGCTCAGTCAAAGACGATGCTCCCTCTTAAACATAAAATTTTCTAAAGGAAATAACATGTCTGGTTTTAGTACTTATCTTGATGACAAGATTCTTGCCCACGTGTTTAACGGTACCGTTTATAACACTCCGGCTAAGTACTGGGCTTTGTTCACGTCTCCGACTGGCTTGACTGATAATAGCCCTGTTAAAGAAGAAGTTGATGGCGAAGGCTATAAACGTGTGAAGGCTGAGAACACGGACTTCACTACGGCTGCTAGCAGTGTCGTCAAGAATGCTTCTGCTATCGAGTTCCCTGTGGCTATCTCTAACTGGGGACGTGTTACGCATGTAGCTATTATGGATGCTGCGACGGGTGGCAATGTCTTGGCTTGGGGTGCTATTCGTAATCCTCAGACTCTGGACGAACGTCCTCGTGATGTTGATGCTGGCGACCAGTTTATTATTCGTGCTGAGACCTCTAGCATCCGTATCACTGACAGTACCACTGTGTAATACTTTATGCTTAGGTAGGTAGACAATGACATTAATGAACCCTATAAATGGGATGCTTGTCAACACTACCTTGATAAATGCAGGCACCCTTCAGCTTGGTGCTCTCACAGCAGATGCCATTGTCGATCTGCTTACACAAGGTAATGTCATAACGACAACTGATGTAACTGTTAACGCAGTTGCAGAATTTCTAGATAGCTCAATTGTTCGTATTCAGTTTCACGAAGTTCCTATGTGGGCTGATGCTTACATGATTAACCGAGACATCGAAAAGGTTATTCCTATTACTGATGTAGGAACTAACATTGTTGTTCAGGTTAGGATGGAAGAACTTCCTTTTGACGTTATTGTTCGTGGAGTTCTTATTGAAGCTGAGACCGACATGGACACACTACAAACTGTAGGTAAGGTAGGTGTCACATCAATTGAGTCTATTACTCATTTTGATGACACTGAAGCTGAGATCTTGCAGCGTGCTTGGTTCTGTGAAGCTGGTACGGACATGGTTGTTCCTGTGGTGATTGGACAGCTTGGTGCTGTAGAAATTGAAGCTGTGGCAGAAACCCAACCTTGGGGTAATGTTATTTCTGAGAATGCTACAGTAATCGAAGCTGGTCATGAATGGCCTGTTGTGGACGTTATAATTAAAGTTGGTGACGCTATCAAGCTTTATGACTGTAATTGTGATTGTCCTGTGTATGGGCCTAATCTTACTTTTCCTCCAGAAGGATGTGACATAAATGGCAATTCAATTTGCAAACAATGCGGCAACGACACTTTTTAGTTCAGTAACTGTGTCTGATGCGCAGATCGTTGTTTCTCCGGGAGGAGGTGCTTTGTTTCCAACGGCGGGAAGTGGTAACTATTTCATGGTGACGGTTGTTGACCAAACGACTGGTACGCTTGAAATTATGAAAGTGACTTCTCGTACTGCTGATACCTTTACTGTGACTCGTGCTCAGGAAGGTACTGCTGCCAAAGCTTTTCCTTCTGGAAGTCCAGTAGAACTTCGTCTTACAGCACAGTCTATTCTTGATGCTATTACCATCGCTCTTCCGCGAGGCATCATTACTATGTGGGCTGGTGCTGCGGACAACGTACCGTCTGGTTGGCATCTGTGTGATGGGTCTGACGATACGCCTGACCTGAGAAATATGTTTATCGTTGGTGCTGGTTCTTCGTACAGTCCGGGTAATACAGGTGGTTCACAGAGCATGTCTCCTGCTGTTACTGTGAATCCTGCTGCTACAGGTATTCAGATCCAAGGCCACGCGCTTACGATTAATGAAATACCCTCGCATACGCATACGCTCAGGGGCGCTGTTCATATTTTTGATTCCGGATCAAAAAATGGTGTTACGACGGATATGTATGACAAAGATTTTACCACAAGTGCTACTGGTGGAAATCAGGCTCATACGCACGGTGTAACAGACAACAGTCATGCGCACACTGCTCAGGTTGTGTCTTTTGATAATCGTCCCCCTTACTATGCTTTGGCATATATCATGAAGCTGTAGGAGTAACACATGGCTATCTTGTTTAAAAACAATGCTGCTTCTACGCTTACCTATAAAATGACAGATGTACAAGAAGTACTGTATGTAGCAGATGCTTCTGTGTTTCCTGTTATTGCATCTGACTCAGGTGATGTGTTTAAGCTTACTCTTGTTGGTGATGATACCTTAGAGATTGTAGAAGCTTTTGAAGTATATAATTCAGAAGGTAGACAAGGCTTTAAGATTAGGCGTGCGCAGGAAGGTACTACTGCACAAGCGTGGCCTGCGGGTACTCGCGTAGAGATGCGTATCACTGCCGATGCTCTTAACTCTTTTGTGCCTACAGCGGTACAACTTGCTAAAGACTACGTAGATGCAACTGGTGTTGCTTCTACTACGAACGTTGGCTTTGCTGGCGTAGATGGGCAGACCACGCAGGCCGACGCGGGCGGCGTGATCACCGCGAAAGACCTGGCGATAGGCGGGGACGCGTCGGATCTGGCGAGTGCGAGAGGGTTCTTCTACGACACTTATCTCCCCTACTATCCGGGGAGAGGAAGTAATCCTGTCGATGACTTCAATCTACTGACATTGCCCGGAACATATCACATTGTTGTCAGTAGGGACACACTGAATCGTCCAGATATTCGTCTTTTTACAGGTAGCGGTACGAATGATGGTATCCTAGAAATTACAAGGATAAAGTCAGCGTCAACAGTATCATCGCACCAACGGCTGAACCAGCGGTTTACTGTATTTGGTAGCGATAGAAAGACTTGGAGCAGAAACCAAGACACGAATGCAGTCGCATGGTACGCATGGGAGCAAGAACTACGTACAGGCGATATCGGCGACGGTATTCGCATCACCAACGGCATTATCTCAGTCCCAGAGATGGAAGGAGCTACAGCTTCGGCCAATGGCGTGTCTGGCCTCGTCCCGCTTCCGTTGAAAGCAGATCTTGGGAAGTCTCTGGGAGCCAACGGAGAGTGGACGTATCCGGCAGATGTGGCGGTTGGCGGGGATGTGAACGATCTGGCGAGTATGCGGGGACAGATCGGGCATGCCCGAGAACTTGGGAATAACGTAGACTACAATACGGTTGTCGAAGCCGGGTTTTACTTAATAAATGCGAATGGCAGTGTGAACGCCCCGTTCGCTGGAAATGCATTCTTCCTGCAAGTTTTTCGTAGTAAAAAAGACACGCTCAACAAGAATTTTTATCAGATAGCATATAGCTATTCATTGGCAAGAGAAAGGACCTTCATCAGGCAGTATCGCATAGCGAGCAAAGATTGGTCTCCCTGGTCAGAGATCTTGATGTCTTCCAATACCGGCGACGGCATCACTGTGAATAACGGCATCATCTCCGTGCCCGAATATGAAGGCGCAACGGCATCGGCCGCCGGAACGTCCGGGTTAGTTCCACCTGCCGCAGCTGGAGAAGAAAATTTCGTTTTGCATGGAGATGGAACGTATAGACCCGTTACGCCCTCATTGGAGGTATTGAATAATTTCCGTAAGTCTATGATCGGCATGTCATTCCCGTTTCCGTCCACGACACTTCCCGAAGGTTTTGTTTGGGCGGATGGAAGTTTAATTCTCTTTGAAGACTACCCGGAAGTTAAAGAAAAGTACGAAGCCGGTGGATTTGATGGCATGTTGCTGGCATGGGATGCGGATGAAGAAACCATCGCAGCTAAGCTTGGAAAATGGAGGCCAAACGCAGCTACGCCTACTGGTTTATTTGTACCTAATTGGGGCGGGCAGTTTTCCCGCGCCTGGGTGCCCGGACAAAGCGTGGACGCGGGACGGGAAGCGGGCTCGTTTCAGCGTGACGAACTTAGAGCGCATGTCCACAGATACGGTTATATAGGAGATACAAACGGTTTTCATACTGATCCAATAGATACGGCTTTCTTTTATTCTGGAGATGGATGGGCCACTACATCGACGGGAGGAAGCGAAACGAGGCCGATGAATATCGCACAGCCTTATGCCATTTATCTTGGTGTAATCAAATAGTTTTTTATATAATGACAGGTGATGCTATGAACACAATTCCCAAATTGTATTTGTATGATCCAAAGACAAAAGAACTGCTCGGCCAGCGAGACGCAGCCGCACGTCCCCGTGAGCGTGGCTATATCTTGCAAGCCACGTTTGCCACGCCTGTCGCCCCTCCTGATGCCCCGGCAGGCTACGCCGCCCGATGGATGGGGGAGGCGTGGGAGTTAGTGGAAGATCATCGACAAAAGATGGACGAACAAGGCAGGAAGTATGGCGGAACACCATACTGGCTGCCTGCCGAGGGCGATACGTGGCAGTCTCCCGCCCGATACGTCGAAGAGCTTGGGCCGCTCCCGGAGGGGGCGGTTACGGTACAGACGGAAAAGACCCCGGAGGAAGTAGCCGCCGCTGAACTTGCCGCTGCACAGGCAAAAACAGCCACCATCATCACGGCCAGCTTATACCGGAACGCCGTGCAGACTATGGCTTTCTCTGCTCTGGAGTTTGCGACCTTCGCCAAGGCGGGGCTTTTCGATGAATGGAAAGCTGGCGAAACCTACGTGGCCGGCTATCGGCTGACGCGCAAGGGTGTGGTCTACGAGGTAGTGCAGGATGTGACGGCTCAGGAGCATCAGGCCCCTGACGCGAAAGGCATGCTTGCAGTCTATAGGCCGTTGTCAAACACAGAAGGCGAAGACCCCGCCGGAACCGCCGAAGATCCCGTCCCCTTCATCTACGGGATGGATGTCAAAACCGGGCTTTACTACAGCTACGGCGGGAAGCTGTATCTGGCAAAAGCCGACATGCCTGCCTGTGTCTGGACTCCGGATACAAGCGGGCTCTGGCAGTGGGAAGAAGTGCAGGCGTGAGCGTCACGAATACCTTTGCCGGAGTGAAGCGATGACGAAACTTTCCCAACTTATCGAGCGCAACCGTCGACATTCAGAATCGCCCTACATCCTGCTTCTTGAGGCCGCATTGCCGTCCGGCGTCACGCTGCGTTTTGCCCGTGATCCGCAATCGTGGGTGTGGCCACTTGCCGGCAGCGGGCATAGCCAGTTCACTTTCCCCGGCGATTCCGTCCAGTACATAACGACGAACAAGATCACAGTGTCCATTTTCGGTCGCTGGAAAGGAACTATCGGCCTCGATGCATTGCAGCCCGATGGTACATGGAAGGAGTACACGACCTATCTCCAGCGGATCGAAGAGTCGCACGATCTGCCGGACGGAACCTATCGCTTGCAGGCACGAGCTGATTTTTCGAGGAAAGGCGATGGTATGGATCGGAGATCTGTCCCTGCCCCTCTGGCAAGCTATGAACTTCGATTTCGACGATTTCAAGAGTGGAGAAGGCGCACGGCGCGGCACGCTCACGATCAGCTTCTCAATACGCTTCTCGGCGGCTGGCCGGACGAAACCCTGTCCTCGCGCTGTTATCGTTGGGCGCGGGATGGAGTAAGAACATGGCCCTGCAAGTTCGTAGACGGGCTGTTCTTCTGGCAGAAGGAACACTGCAAGAGCAGTTACGAAAGTGAGAAGGAAGGGAGACAGTCCCCTCCAGAGTTGCGTCCGCTTAGTGCAGAACTTGCTGGTCAATAACGCTATGTAGAGGACATTATGAAACTAACATTCCAACAGTTTAGCGGGATTGCTCCTCGTTTGGCTCCACGGCTTTTGCCCGCTACTCTTGCACAGGAAGCTCTCGACGTTAAGCTGCGGAGTGGAGAGCTTCGCCCACACTATGCCGATGAGATCTTGCAGTATATACCTACTACTGTAGAGACTATCTATCGGTATAAATGGAAGAATAAAAACTATCACTGGCTAATGTGGCCGTACAACACACGTGTTGCAAAGAGTCCTATTTATGATGACGAGAACAATCGTATCTACTTCATGAATGAGAATGGATTCTTTGTTACAGATAGTTCTTTGCTGAAAGATCAAGATTATAATAATGGTCTTGACGAAACAGAAGGTAACTACTATAAGGCTGGTATACCTGAACCAAAGCAATCTTCTATCATGAGTGTTGACGGTACTGGTGAAGGTGATATTGAAGCACGATCTTATGTCTACTGTTATGTAAGAAAATGGATTGATGGTACTATCGACGTAGGTAAGGCTAGTCAACCTTTGACTGCAAACGAAGGTAAGAATCTAACTGTTGATGTTAGACCGGGACAAACTGTAAAGTTACAGATCGCTGATCCTCTTACTGATGAAGTAGATGGTGCAGCAATTGGCATCAATAAGGTGTATGTGTACAGATCAGAAGTAACTTCTGCTGGTCAGGCTTTGTATAGTTTTGTTGACGAGTTTGATGTTAACTCAAACAGAACTACAAATAACACAGCAGCTACATGGCAGACAGATCACTACGAGTATGTTGATTCTAAGACTAGCGCAGACTTAGGTGAGTACTGTCCTTCTATGTATTGGGATGCTCCAGTAGAAGGTCTCAAAGGTTTAGTATCTTTGCAGAACGGTTTGTTTGCTGCTTACAAAGATTCTACTATTTATGTTTCTGACTGGAACTCTCCGCACGCTTGGCCGTACGAATACACCGTGACAATCGACTATCCAATCGTTGGTCTTGGTTCTTTTGGTAATACTATTGTTGTGTGTACAGAAGCTGCTCCTGTACTTATTGTAGTACAAAATCCTTCTAGTCCTACAACAAAAGCTATTCAAGAGAACTGTCCGTGTGTGTCTGCAGACTCTATAGTAAATACTCGTAATGGTGTTATTTTTGCTAGTCAGAATGGCTTGGTACTTATCAACAGTACTAGTCCTACTTTTATTACAGAGAAGTTGATTACGCAAGACGAGTGGCTTCCGTTGAATCCTGATTCATTGAAAGGTGCTTTTCTTAATAACACCTACTATGGTTTCTTTGCTAATCCTACAGACACCGCTGCTGGTATAATCTTTGACTTAGATAGTTATACATACAGTACGGTATACAATAGCATTGTATCTTCTGGTCTTGTCTATACAACACAACCTGCTAAAGTTGTGTATAATGATATAGAACAGTCACAGTTGTATGTATGCTATCCTCTAGACAACGGTACGCAGTACAGTCTTTGTTCGTTTGCTTCAGAGTCACGTGTAAACAAATCTTTTCGTTGGAGATCTAAGATCAACGTTAGTCCTCAAGGTTTGTTTACTTTGAGCGCGGCCCGTGTTATGATGACTTCCCAATCTCAACAGAAAGAAGATGATCATGTTTGGGAAGGTAAGCTAACTGGTTCTAGTCTCGCGGCCCGTGTTATGATGACTTCCCAATCTCAACAGAAAGAAGATGATCATGTTTGGGAAGGTAAGCTAACTGGTTCTAGTCTCGCGGCCCGTGTTATGAATGGACAGCCAATAAATGGTTGGTGTAAAACTAATGAGCTCGAACTAGCGGACGCTACTATCTTTAACTACTATGTAGATGGTGAGCTTAAGTATTCTAGAGAAGTAACGGACTCTAAACCTTTTAGACTTCCTTCTGGTTTCAGAGGTGAGACTATCGAGGTTGAGATTAAGTCGAATGCTTATATTCATTCGATAACGCTTGCTTCTAGTATGGGTGAACTAATCGAAGGAGATGCTAAGTAATGGCTACAACTTCAACAGTAAAACAAGTACAACTTTCAGATGTTCCCTATACTGATGACTGGTCTACTTATGAATACCTTGTTTCTGTTAACTCTGCCTTAAAATCTTTGCAAGAACAAGTCAACGCTTTGTCGTCTCGTATAGATAATGAAGGCGTTGTTACAGGTGGTAATGATACAGACGGTTGGTATGTAAAATTTCCAGGTGGTAAACTTATTCAAGGATTATGCACATCCTTAAGTCCTAATGTATCAGGTAAAACAATTACATGGCCTGTAGAATTTATTGACACTGCATATGTTGTTGTTTCTTCAATTGATAATTTAGGTACTGGTTCACAAATACCACACACTTGTGTGTGGAAAAAAGAAAAGGGACGTGCTAATATCCAAACGTCTACATTACAAGGTTCGCAACTAACAGAAACAAAAAGCTTATTAGTGTTGGCTTTTGGGAGGTGGACATAATGAATAGTTATGGTTATTACTTCCCATCGTACACTACGATGCTTCCGCTGTACAGTAGTTTCTTTGGTGGTTACGGTCTTACTGGTGGATCTACACGAAAGAGTAGTTCGAGTAGTAAGTCAAAGAGACAAAAGTGGGAAGAGAACCAGAACCGTTACTCTGGACAACAGTCTGCTGAAGATAATGAACGTGCTAACAAAAGTACAACTCTAGGCAAAGAGTTTACTAGTGGCGACGGTCGTGATGGCTTTGGTGGTGGTTTTGGTGGAAGTAGTTCCGGTAAGGGTAACAGTGCTGGATCTTCTAACCAAGGTCATGGGTACACAGATAAAGCAGCTATGGATGCTATGACTCAAGGTCTAGCAGACATGGGTTTGAGTGCTGCAGCTAAGGCTGGTCTTGCTATGGGCTTTGGTGCTCCTACTAATGCTGCTCTTGGTTTTGGCTTATCTGGTACACCTGGTGCTCTTGGTGCTACTGCTGGTAAAGCAGCAGCCGCAGCTATGGGTATGACCACAGGTACTACTACAGGTGCTATGCTTGGTGGTTTACTTGGTTCTTTGGCTGGGCCTATTGGCGGTCTCCTCGGTGGTCTTGTTGGGCCTGCTCTTGGTGGCCTTGTTGCAGACGCTTTAGGTATGCGTGACGAAGAAGCTACACGAGATTCTTTTGAAGATGCTTTCGGTACTATTACTGGTAGACAGATTGGTGCTGCTTACGCTGGTTCTCTAGCCGCACACAATCAGGATATGGCTACTATAAATGATATTAGCTTGGCTCAAGCTATGAATGATGCTATTGCTGATTCTAAGTCTTTGAGTGATCAGGCTAAGACTAACGCTATGTCTGCTGTTACCAACTCTATCGGTTTTGCTAACCCTACTTCTTCGTGGGGTAGAGACATGGTTGGTCCTGCTGTAGCTGCTTATGCTGGAGCTATGGCTAGCCTCGGTGATCTTGGTCAAGACACTGGTGGTTTTGATGGTCCTAGTAGTACGACCGGTGGCTTTGCTTCTACGGGTAGTTTTGGAGGTATCGGTACAGACGCTGGTGGTGCTGGCACAAATGTTGGTGGTCCTACTGGTGGTGGTGCTATGTCCCACGGTCCGTCTAACAATATGGGCTTTGGTGGTTATGGCAACATAGGCGGTCCTTCCAACATGGGTGGTGTTTCTGAAAGCACAGCCAGTGACACGTCTGCTTCTACTTCTGCTGCTGAGTCTGATACTGCTGGTGGTACAGCTACTGGCGGTGACACCTCAGGTGGTGCCTCTTCTTCCGATAGCGGTACGACTGGTGAAGGTGGTGCCAGCGAAGGCAACGACGGCGGTGACAACGGCAACGACGGTGGCGATGGTGGAGAAGGCGGAGGCGATAGCGGAGGTGGCTCTGGCCCTGACGGTGGCATGGGAAGTGACAGCGGTATGGGCGGAGACAGTGACGGAGGTGACTCCGGTAGCGACGGCTCTGACGGTTCTGACGGTTCCGATGGCGGTGATAGTAGTGGTGGCGATGACGGTGGTGACAGTGGTGGTTGGTAACTACTGGAGTCACTTACAAAAAGGAATTTAACATATGGGACTTTTTGATAACTGGACTTGGGACGATACTTGGAGTGCTCTCGGTACTGTAGGTAATCTTGCTGCCACAGGATACGACATCTACTCTGGTATTCAATCTGCTAACCAAGCCTCAAAATATGCAGACCTTGCTTTTGGTTCTATTGAGAAACAGGACGAGTATGCACAGGAAGCTTGGGATAGACAGAAGGAAAAGTACTGGCCTCTTGAAGACTTGAACATACAGTATGCTATGGAAGATCTTCAAACGCTTAGACCTCTTGGTCAAGCACAGGCTCAGTATGCGGTAGATAGAGGACTTGCGGATATTCAACAGCAAAGAGAACTTGATCCTATTTATAGGGAAACAGAAAAGTCTGTTATTCGTAAGTTGACTGAAGGTGAAGACGTTCTTCGTGACCGTCTGATGCAACAAGCTACTGCTGACATTGCTGCTGGTTATGCACAGCAACGTGAACAAGACACACGTTCTATGGGCATGGCTGGTATAAACGCTAGCTCTGGTGCTTATGCGAACTACATGAATCGTATGGGTTCGCAGCAAGCTTTGTCTGAAGCTATGGCTAGAACGCAGGCTTCTAGACAGGCAGAAGACCTTGCTCTGTCTCGTCAGTCTCAGGCTTTGAATTACCAGAAGGGTGCATCTTTACAGACGTATCAAGCTACTCCTTCTGTGAACAGCTCGTCTATTCTGTCTGGCCTTAGCAGTTCTGGTGGTAGTGCTGCTAGTCTTGCTGGTATGTATAACACCAGTGCGCAGAACAGCTGGAACGGTGCTGCACGTGGTTTGCAATATCTTACTGGAGGTAGTGTGTAATGCCTTCGATTGGACTTGCCCTTCATGCGGGGCGACAGATGTGGGAAAGCGAACGTAAAGAAAAAGAAGACAACGATCGCTATCTTGCTGGACGTAAGCTGTGGGATGCACAGTTGAAAGAAGCTGAGGCTGCTGCTGACTATTTGAGTACTGTGAATGAACAGGCTCGTGGTGCAAAGAAGTCTATCGCTAACAACCGTGAACGTATCCTGATAGGTGATCCTACTGGTACAGCTAACGTACTGCGTGATACTATCTATCGTGACTTTGATGGTAAGGTTACTGTAGATCCCACTACAAGTGAAGTAGTAATTGTGTCTAAGGATGGTAAAGAGGTTGCTCGTCAGAAGCCTCTTACTGGTATGGATGGTATTGCTAAGCTGATGCAGCTCGGTAATACTATTGACCAGACGTACGCTACGTCTGTAGCTGCACAACAGACTGCTCAGCAACGTGCCTTTGAAATGACGAAGATGCGGGAAGAAAAGGGATTTGACTGGAAGAAAGCTGTTGATGTTGCAAACATCGGAGCTAATGCCCAGTTGGGTTCTGCTTCTATGAGTGCCAATGCTACGCTTGGTTCTGCTCAAGCAAAAGCTAATGCAGACATGTACAAAGCTAATCTTGACGCCGATACTCGCCTTAGACTTGGTGCTATGGAGAACACGAAGAACATGGATCTTGTTAAGTGGACGCAGGCTGTGACTGCTGCTACTGGCAAGGCTCCTAGTATTGATTCTTCTACCGGTAACTATATCTGGCCTGAGATGACACCTGAACAGCAGACTGCTGCTCTTAATGCTTATGCTGGAATGACTTCTCTTCAGGGTCGTTATGGTCCTCGTGTTACGTTGCCGTATGCGTACAACGAAGAGATTGTCTACGGTAATTCTCCGACTGCTGCACAGAATGCTATGCTGTTTGACCAGACGATGGCTACGCCTTTTACAATTCCTTCTTTGCAGATGTCTGGAGTTACTCCTGCTCCTACCTTCATGAACAACTTTGGTATGAACTATGGTGGTCAGCAGGCTATGGCAGCACAGCAAGCTGTTGAACAAAGACAAGCTGAAGCTGCTGCTCAGCAAGCCACTGCGCAGGCTAGAAGGCTTGAATATGCACGCAGGTATGGTTTTATTCAATAACTTAATTTAAGGCCCTCAGAATTGAAATATGGGCCAAAGAAAGGTATTCTATTATGGCACTGGATGGTGTTTTGAATACGGATAATTCTGCAGCAGATGCGTATGCTCGTGCTCAAGCTGCTCCTGTTATTAATTCTGGTGTACAACCGTATAGTGTTGTGATGGTTCCGGGCCTGACCGAACAAGGCCCTTTACAAGAAGCTCTGGCACATGAAGCTGTCTACCCCAGACAAACGTTTAATGCTTCTGTTTCTGTTGGTAGTCCTAACATACGTGGTAGTATGCGAAGAGCAGCAGCTGCTGTGCCTCAGTTTACTTCTTTTGAAGAAGAGATGCCAGCTTACTCTGGTTATTCTCAACCCTTTGAAGTTCAAGAACCTACTCCTGAACGTGGAGAATTTGTAAAGGGTTTTCTTCGTTCTATCCCACAGACACAAGCTCTAGCTGCTAGTGCTGGTGCTGCTCTTGCTGACATTACTGGTCACGAACAAACTGCCGGTGACTTGATGTTTTATGCTCAGCAAAAGATGGATGAAGCACAAGCTCCTGAACTTAAGGCTGCTGTTGAATCCTATAAGGACGTAGACAGTATTCAGAAGTTTGGTGATTACTTTGCTAGTCTTCTTGGCGAACAAAGCATGAACATCGCTATGTCTTTGGTTGGTGGTCTTGGTGGTGCTAGTGCTGCGGGTGGGAAGCAAGTTCTTGCAAGAGCTCTGTCAGGAGCTATTGACAAGAAAGCTGCTCAACTTATTGCTGCTGGTGTTGCTGAGAACGAAGCTCGTGCAGCTGCAACACAAGCTATTACAGCTACTGTTGGTGCCCAAGTAGGCGCAATGGTACCAGAATTTGTTTTGAATACTGGCGAGAACTATTCTGGTAATTATGCTGAAGGTGGTCTGCTTACTTCTAATCCGGGTATGGATATTGGTACTGGTCTACTTCAGTCTGCTGTGACTCTGCTTGGTGGTGAAAGCCAACTGCTACGTAAGATTACTGGTGTAAAGGTTCCTGACTCAGTAGAAGAATCATTTAAGAAAAAGCTCTTTCAGTCTGCTAAGTCTTTGCCCAAGGCAATGATTGGTGAAGGTGCAGAAGAGTACACACAGGAATGGCTTGGTGCTGTTAACAGTATGATTCAGGATGATAGAGCTAAGCTTAATCCTGAAGACTTTGACCAGATGTTTGAGGCTGCTGTTGCTGGTGCTCTTGTTGGTGCTGCTTCTGGTGGTGCCAGCGTAATGACTGACCTGTTCAAGAGAGCACCAAGAACTGACATTCCTTACGTTAATCCTGATCAAGCTCCTCTTGATTTGCAAGCTACGTATCAAGATGAACTTACTAAGATAGATCCTTTCACTCAGATTAGTAAGGGTGAAAGCATGATGCGGGATGCTATTCGTAAGGAAGCACAAGACGCAGTAGCTGCATCTGAAGAATCTTTTTCTAAAGCACGTAACCCGATTGTGAATAAGCTTAGGTCTATAAAGGCTAAGCTGCAAACTGCACGTGCTGGTACTTCTCCTGAATATGCTTTGCTTTCTACACAAGAAGCAAAGGACGCATATATTAAGCGTCTTGAAAAAGATCAGCAGAAGTATGTTGCTCAGCTTGCCCGTCTTGCTGAAGCTGAACGTACCGATATTAAGAACAGAAAGGAACAGTTTGAAAAGGACTTGTCTGAGTCTGACAAGAAAGCTCGTAAGGCTTTCAGAGAAACTGTGACTGAACGTTTTAAGAATCTTGGTTACGATTCTAATCTTACTGCAGAACAAATTGTTGATGATCGTTTGTACCAAGAAGCTCTTTTTAAGAAAGATCCGCTTAAGTATACAGAGATTCTTAACAGTATTCAAGATGCAAATCAGTACGTACAAAGAAAGCTTAATCGTGCGGATGAACGTCTGTCTAAGATGCACGTGCGAAAGGGCGAACTGAATGTCTTTCTTGATCTTCTCAACCAAGGTGCTATTCCTTGGAATGACAGACAGTATGAATGGGTAACTTCTGAACTTGCTCGTCTTGATAAAGACATGGCTAATCTTAGCCGTGCTCGTGTGGATGCACGTAGGTCTGCTATTAACATGGCTCGTGGTGCTGCGCGCACACAAGATCTTAGTGTTATTCAGAATGAAGTAGAAAATGTTTTTACTAAGGCTGACAAGCTAGACCCTGCTGTTCCTTTTGAACTTGATTTGAGGAAGCAACTTAAGGATCTTGCTGATAAAGAAGTACAAGATCGTATTGATGCTATCCTTAAGAATGTTCATGCTCTTAAGCAAGAAGCTCGGTTGACTGGTAATGAAAATCTTAACTTGGCTGCTGACTTTGGCAACTGGCAAGCTGCTCAGTTGGGTACAAGTAATCAGCAAGCTGCTCTTCCTGCAGCAGATTCTTTCACTGCTCAGTATGGTGCTCTTCAGCAGAATGTTACACTTGACCAAGCTGCTGCGCTAAACAATCAGATTGATGCTGACCGGCGTGCAGCTGAACAGTACATGCGTGACACGATTGCTGAACAACAGCAGCGTGCGTATGAATCATCTCCTGCATATCAAGCTGATCTCAAGGTTGCTGCTGATAAGCAACGTATGGATAATGCTCTTGATGGTAATCTTCCTGAACGTCAAGCTATCCCGCAGCAAACATCTCAGGCTCGTCGTGATCTTGAAGCAGAACAGCTTCAGAGAATGTACAAGCAAGAACAGAGATCTAAGCAGATTCGTTCTAACATAGAAACACAAAGACGTTCGTTTGAACAGTACACTCAGCAAGAACAAGAAGTAGACTTTGAGCTTGCTTCTGAAAAGACACAGCAAGTGTATGATTGGATTAAGAATATTCTTAACCAGCTTCCTGGTCTTAAAGATGTTGTGTCTATTTGTTCTTCTGTTACAGATAGTAACGTACCTGTAGCTGTGCATGATGCTCTTGTTAACATGTCCTTTAGGGCACGTAACAAGAAGTCTATTCCTCAAGCTATGTACTGCGACGGTAAGATCTATATCTTTGCTGACCGTGTTAAGTCAAAAGCACAAGCTGTCAGACTTATGATGCATGAAGGTGTAGCCCACTACGGTCTTCGTGCTATCATGACGCCTCGTCAGTTTACGGGCTTTATGGCTGCTGTGTATCGAGATGCTTATGGTACTCCGTTGTGGAGAGACTTTGAACGTGCTCGTCCTGCCTACGAGAATGCAAATGACTTGGTTCGTACAGAAGAGTTTATTGCATGGTTAGCAGAACGTGAGTCTCCTCGTTCGTTGCTAGAACGTCTTCCCATCATTAGAGATCTGTATAAGTTTATTCGTAAGCTTTATCAGAAGTTGTTTGGGGTAGATGGTTATGTAACTGAAGCAGACATTAAGGATGTGCTCGCAGCCTCTGCACAGAACCTTGCTAGTAAGAAGCCTAAGGGTGTTTCTTCTAACTACACTATCTGGGGTCGTGCTATGTTTATGTCTAACGACATGAATAATGTTGCACCTCAGTATGAACGTGTAGACCTTGTTGGCCCTGACGATTTCACTGCACCTTATGGTTGGGGAACTTATTTTTCTACACCTGTAAAGCTTGCAGATTATTATCGTAGGTTCAACAATAAGCAGTCTGGTCTTCCTGGACAGATCTACAAAAACTACGCTCCTTCGTTTGAACAGTTCCTTAATTGGGAACGTCCTTTGTCTGAACAAAGATATGTGTCTGAACACCTTACTCGTTTGTTTAGACGTATGCCTCCTAAGGCTACAGCTATGCAGGATGGTATTCATGTAAACTTCATGGGTAAGGAAGTTGGTGTCTTTTTGAATAGAGAAGACTACAACAACTTCATGAAGAACAAGGACTATCTTGCACAAGTTACTGGGCAGGATGTTTATGAATATCTTGCGTCTCAGTCTGGTGACTCTAAGTCTGTGGCTAAGACTCTACGTTCTCTTGGTGTAGCTGGAACTACCTTTGCTTATAACAACAATCAGAGTTACTGTTTGTTTGAAGGCGATGACATTAGTCATTCTACTCCTAACTACAGTAAGCCTGAAGTTCGTTTCATGATTGATGACGATACTACCTATACTGATATGCCTCCCTTGTATCTTGAACAATGGAAGAGGCAACAGATGAATCAGCAGACTTGGACTGACCGTATGGTTAAGGTCAGGAATACTGGTAAGTCTGTAGGTATGGATGGTAAGATCATTTCGCACACTGGCTTTGAACGTGCTGTTGAAGGGTTGTACGATAAGTATCGTCGAGTACAAGTTGTTCAGCGATTCATTAAAGATACTATAGGTCAGAACATCATTAAGCCTGCTACAAATATTTACAGGCATTTGACTGGTCTGGTTAATAGAATCAACAGTATTCGTACTGACATTATGAATCAAAGGATTGCTCCTCTGTGTGAACGTATCGGTAAACTGGACATTCCTGCTGTAACACAAACTCTTGATGAACTTCGTAGAGCAGGACGAAAGATTACTGAACAGGATAGGGTTAATGCAATCTGGGCTGCGCTTGACGAATTCATGATGGCTCGTCATGCTATCGAACGTAACGCTGAGATTAACAGACGTTATCGTGGCAAGAATAAGTTGGAGTCTCCTTCTGGTTTGACAGATCAACAAGCTCAAGCTATCATTGATAAGTATTCAGATGTTGAAGGTATCAATGAGATTGCTGCTGAGTTTGACCAGCTTGGCAGATTCCATCTGGATATGCTTGACAGGTACAGACTTGTTCCAAAGACACTTACTGACAAGCTTCGTGCTACATACAAGCACTATGTGCCTTTGAAGAACTGGGAAGAATTTGTAGACGATCTTGATCCTGACTATGCACACAAGCGTTCTAAGGCAGGTATCTCTGTTGGTGGACGGGAGTTTGTGAAGAAGGCAAAGGGGCGGGAAGGTCTTGCAGAATCTCCGACGACGCATCTGCTGTTACAGATAATGGACACTGTAAACATTGGCGAAAAGAATGATGTGTCTCGTAGACTGCTTAACCTCGTAAGGGAAGCTCCGAATGCAGATCTTTGGGAGATCGCAACTCCGAGAGATGAGAAGGGCAGACCATACTTCCGTATGTCTGAGAAGGGAGACGGTACTCTTTACTATGAACGTAAAGAGCATAGCATGTCTGGTGAAGGCTTGAAGTTTATCAACGTAGTTGATGAGAAGGGCAACAGGCAACGTATAGGTATTCGAGATGTTGCTCTTGCTGCTGCGTTGCGTAATGAGAATACAGTTGAGACTGGTGCAGTCATCGACTTTATTCGTAAGATTACACAGAAGTTCTCTTCTTTGTTGACTACATATAACCCTGTGTTTGCTATTAAGAACTATCCTAGAGATATTCAGACTGCTATCCTTAACGTGGGTAATGTTATATCTGAGGCACAAGCAAACAATTTGCTTGGTAAGGAAAACAACATTCGTGCTCGTATTATCAAGGATGCTACATCTTTCCGTATGGTTAAGTTCCTCTGGTCAGAATTGAACGGTAAGGAATACACAGGTAAGGATGCTGCATATCTCAAGGAAATGTACAAGAACTTTGTAGACTTTGGTGGACATACTCGTATGTTCCTTGCTAATGACTACAAGACCATGTACAAAGATGTACGAGAACTGTCCAAGCAGAAGGGTAATCTTCGTAAGACTCTTGACAGTGCTCTTAAGTATTTGGATTCTATCTCTGACGTATCTGAAAATGCTACTCGCTTCTCTGTGTTTGTAGCATTGACACAAGAGTTTGACAATCATATTGCTCAGGAAGCACGACGTAACAACTGGTCTCCTCAGCAGGTACAGATGATGATGGAAACTGCACACCAACGTGCAGCTAACGAAGCTCTTGAAATTACTGTGAACTTTACACGTAAGGGTTCTTGGGCTCCGTTGTTTAATAGTCTGTGGGCATTCTCCTCTGCTAACATTGGAGGTAACGTCCGTATTCTTCGGAACTTGTGGCGTCGTAGTGACAGCTTTGCTACTAATGCTAAGCGTACTGCAGCCTTCATGGCATACTCAATTGCTTGTGGTATTCCTCATGCATTGCTGTGTAGGTGGCTCATGGGTGATGATGATGACGGTGTTAATAAGTACGATAAAATTCCAGACTACGTAAAGGACAGTAACTTTATTATTCCTTCTCCTTTTGGAGATGGTGGTTACGTAAAGATTCCTTTGCCTTATGGATACAACATATTCTGGGTAGCTGGTAATGCTATCGAAGGTGTTATCAACGGACGTGTTAAGCCTTCCTCCGCTGCGTCTAAGATCTTTGGTGCATCTTTCGATAACTTTAATCCTACTGGCGGTGCATCTCTGCTTAACTTCTTACCTACTATCTTCCGTCCTATTGGAGAAGTAGCAGCTAACAAGAATAGTTTTGGTTATGCGCTTATGCCAGAAAGCACACATAGCTTTAAGGGTGAAGTGCCAGACAGTCAAAAGTACTGGGGTACTAACCCCATGTGGTGTCGTGCTGTAGCAGAGACACTTAACTCTTGGACGTTTGGTTCTAAGGTTGAGTCTGGTTTTATTGACGTTTCTCCTGAAACTATTCAACACCTTACTGAATCTTACATGGGTGGTCTTGGTCGAGTTGTGACTCAAGCCCTTGGCATCTTGACCTCACCTGTGACCGGTGCTCCTGTTGAACTTAAGGATGTTCCTATCGCTAACTCTTTCTTTGGGAAGGTTGGCTATGGAGATACACTTAATGAGTTCAGTAAGATACGGAATAAGATTCAGACTGGTTTGAATGAGCTTGACTTGGCGAAGAAAGATCAAACGATGTCGCCTGAAGAACGTACAGAAATTAGACTGAAGAATAGAAACATTCAAGCTCTTAAGGGCAGATATGATTCTATTACTTCTAGACTTAATAATGTACGCAAGCTTGAGAAGGAGAATGAAAAGAAGAACAAGTCTACTGGTAAGAAGTTCTACGAGGAAAAGGAACGGTTGCAAAAGCAGCGTGAGTTCCTCATGAAAGAGCTTAACCGTGTAGCTAATCAGTCAGGTCTTGACTATCGGGATTAAATCATGTGGAACCTAATAGCAAAACCTATAGAGTCTATTGTCTCAGGTATTGTGGGATGGTTCGAGAGCAAGCAAAAGCTTAAAGAAGTAGAACTTGAAAGCAAGATCGAAGTAGCTAAAGCTAAGGCCGCAGCTAAGATCGACTTGTACAAGTCTGGAGTGGTGGGAGATATTGCGTGGGAAAAAGATTCCCTCGACAATTCTGGTTGGAAGGATGAGTTCTGGACAATCGTGATCTCTATGCCGCTTATCCTCGCTTGGTGTCCTTGGACATCAGAGTGGGTTACAGAAGGATTTAATACCTTTGCTGCTATGCCTGACTGGTATCAGATAGCATTTGGTATCTGTGTGTCTTCTGCCTTTGGCTTTAAGAAGTTTGCCGAGATCATGTCTTTAAAGAATGGCGTCAACGTGTCGCGTGTTCATGAGATAAAACAGTTACTTGCTGACATGCCTGAAGGTAAGTAAAAAGAAAACCCCCTAGGAGCCAAGTGGTTCTTAGGGGGTTCTTTGTTTTATTCGATTGTAATTGTGCATTCTGTTTTACTTGTTGTTTTAGTACATCCACAAAGAGTCGAATGCTCTACATCTTTATGATGTTCTTCTTGTTTAATTGGTGGCTGCTTAGCTTCCTGTGTAGCTAAGTCAAGACCAAGGAAAGCTTTCGCTTCTTTAAGTTCAGCCTCAAGTAATTTTCTTTTTGAATCTACTTCTTGCTGAATCTTTACGCCGTACATCTTGACAGTAGGGTTGTCAGATGTAAGAAGTTGCGTAGCTATCGGTGCCCATGTATGAACGTATTCAGCGAGTGTGGTAAGCTTTGACATAACCTTTCCTCTGTATAAAATAAAAACCCCCTACACTTTCGCATAGGGGGCCCAGCCTTAGACATGTGCATGTAACGCAGAAGAAGCAACCAAGAAGGGACAAGTTTTGATAGCTGGTTTAGCGGCTATGCTAGAACCTAGTTTCAATAACAAGACACCTCAGAGTACAGCCAGATGCACAACTGTCGCTCTTGATTATAAGATAATCACTCTTTTCAATTTGTCAAGTTACTTACCTTTCTTTTTCTTCTTGCCGCCACAAGCCATAAGGCACCTCCTTAGAGGAATTTAATACGGGCAGGTTCCATAGTATTCACATCGAGTACGAGGAGCTTACCATCCCGTACGTCTTTCAGCAGGGTGAGCTCCCCTACTCGCGACACTTCTTTATTACGCATTGCCTGCAAAGCTTCAAGACGTTCCTGAATGCGATCGAACTCCTTGAGGTTCTGTTCTCTAACCTTGTCCAGATTAGCGATCTCATTCTTTGCAGCCTGAATACGTTCTTCAATAGAAGGAACACCAAACATGTTTAGTCCTTTACTATAAAGGGGAGCCTAAGCTCCCCAATATTTCAGCTAAGCATTAACTACTAGGCGGCAGGAGTCGTAGTGCTCTTGGTAGACAGAGCTTCAATAATAGCTCTCGTCTGAGCATTCTGCGACAACTGCATGGTAAGAGCAGCATTCTCACGTTCAAGATTGCTGATCTTTTCCTGAGTCATGTAACCAAGGATAGCCGCCTGATTAGCCTGGATGGCAGCAAGCGTCTCGCAATGGTTAGCGGCCATGCGGGTCTTGATGTCACAAAATTCCTGCTGGTTCGCAAACTGATTGGCCGTAGCCTGTTCACGAATACCGGTAGCAAGATCTTGCATACGGAGTTGGGTCTGGCAGCAGCAATCAGAGAGCTGGTGAGACAGCATATCCTGCCCACGTTCAACCTGATTCTTCATGCGTTCGAGGTTCAAGTTCGTTTCGCAGCAACAGGCGGAAGCGGCATCCCGCGCATCACGCACTGCATTGGTAATAGCAAATGTGCTGTCACAAATACCGTTGCCTACACGAGCGAACTGACCACACTGTTCGACACTCATACCATTAAGCTTTTCGAGGATAAGCTGGTTAGCATTGTCCAGACCATTGGGAGCCATGTTACGTCCAAACATACCGTTACCCAGTCCTCCGAAAGCGAACAGAATGATGAGGATCCACCACATCCACTGCTGACCACCCATACCACTGTTCATCATAGCTATCATTTCGCCAAGCTTGTTGTCGTCACCAGACTTAGCGAGAGTAAGGAGATCCGCAAGAGAGCCTTGTTCCATCATGTTCAACCTTCTAGTTAGTTAAGCGTTGTAACAGGAATAGGTAGGGAGGTACTAATTCGTCTACCTATTCCTGACGTAGCTAACAACTACGTTTAAGGTAACATGACGTGTCTTATATTAGTATAAGACTCATTAGGAATTTGTCAAGAGGAAGTTTACTTACCCATCTGCTGGCAGGCCATCTTAATGAGCTTGGAGAACTGATCCCAATCGTGCTCAGTAATATCCTTCGGCACATCGAAGTTGATCTTGTAGTCCTTGCCATTACAGTTAGCAGTAATTTCAAACTTAGTCATTGTCTATTCCTTATAATCGTTAGAAGGTTTCCACTGTTTGCAGTCTGCACAACTACCAAAGCCGTCTCGCCAGTCGTGACAAGCATCCCAGTATGTTTGATCTTTATACCAGTGACATGTCTCAGGAGTCTTGTTGATTCTCTTCTTGCGTAGACGGAAGAACGAACACAAGTTCTCTATCCAACTCATCTACTTCTTCCTTATACAGTTGATAAATATCTTCAAACACAGGAGGAAAGAGTTTGTACATATCAGACAACAAGCGAAGCATAATATATCGCATGTCTGGATGTGCATCTTTTGCACACCTAAGTTTAAAGATAGTTCTCCATTCACGGAGATTAGCTGTAACTACAATAGTTGTAGCCAAGGAGTTAGGCAACACAGCTCGTGCTTGCTGAGGTGTACAACCATTCTTAATCATCTGGTTATACGCTTCTTCAGCAGTCAGCATAGCATTAGTCCACAACTCGTAGGAAGATTCATTCAAGTAGCTTGGTCTTACGAACTCAATGTCTTTATCCTTGTAGTTGCAGTAGCGAGTACTTTCCTGAGCATAGCTAGCAAGGCGGTGACGCACCAGTTCATGAGAGACACCACGGTCAATCCGAAAGTGTGCAGTAGCGTACCCGTGTTCGAGCATAGCCTCGTGCCCTCGACGTACAAGTCGTTCGATGAAAGCCACGTAGGAATTTTCATTTATTCTGTCCTCGCTTTTATAGCATGTACGACCAGCTTCTTCAATCGTCTGCATGATGAACTGTGGTTCAGACTGAAGAGATACTACTACAGTAGGATCAATTACTTTCATTAGCTGCCTTTATATAGATGCTAGGGTCTTGGAAACCAAACATAGCAAAACCTGCAGCATTCTTATGACCACCTACGCCTTCAATAGACGTGAGGTCATTCTCTCCAGTAGATCTCAGAGAGAACTTCCAGAGATTACCAGACCATTTGTACCAACCATAACCGAAGTAATCATCAGTTACTTTGTACACAGGAAAATCATAAGAATCCTTAAGGTCAGCATTAAGCATCAGGAACTTCTTGCCTCCGATAACCATGTCGTGCAAGTTGTCGATCCTATCTTCTGCAATAGCAGAACGATACATCTGTGCAACTTGACCCATGTTAATCAGTTGCATTACTACATCCCAATGCATACGTTTAGCTTTCTCTTCTTCTGGAGCATCAGCAGGCAGGCAGTCAAGCGTGTCAAAACAAGCTTTCCAGAACTCGTAACCATCTTCCGTAGCAGGGTCAGTAAGGATAAGCCTCATACCGGTGACAAACGGAACAATACGTTCGTCAGCTTTGTGATCCCACATGTCCCACCGTCCAGTCATCCAGACAGCAGGTGGCAGCTTCTTGCCATCCATGAGTGTATCCCACGTGAGTTCACATCCAGACTGGAACAGAGTGTGGTACACACGAATGTAAACTGGATCTTTCTTACCAGTGGTGTCAAGTTCCTTAACCCACTCAGAAGATTTGTGATGATCTATAATTACAATAGTGTGTCCACGATCGTGAAGCATCTGGACATCTTCACGTTTGGGACAGAAATCAAGAAAGACATAGTGAACAGACTGTTCTTCTACAGGGAATGTCTTAGCAGAATCGTAGCCATACTGAATGGTAGACATAATGAGTTCTGTCGTTCTTTCTGCTTCTGGCGTTTGTTCATGGTGAAACTTGTAGATAGCACCAGCACAGTGGCCATCAGCATCGTCATGATAGAATACGTATGTCTTGTCCATTAAACTTCTCCACCGACAAATGTAGGTTCAGGAATCTCTTCATCGACCTGAGGACTCTTCACAAAGATGCGAGAGAAATCAAAGTACTTCAAGTCAGCAACCTTGTCACACCAAAGAACTTTACAGTTGAGTTCATGCTTGATATGTTTGCCACGAGGACAATCAGGTTCAAACCCAATGTAAACTACTGAGTCATCAGCAGTAATAACTTTGGCTTTCTCCTCAAAGTCTGGAATATCCTTAACACAAAGGAATGCGGTGTCCAGTATACCGAACTCACCAGTAGCTGCCTTATGCTGCAACAAACCTTCCATAGAACTGTCGGTGAAAACAAAGTAACACTTAGGCATTCTGCACCTCTTCCTTTTCTGCAGTAGATTCATTCCTTTCAGCACGCACTTCAACCAAGGCTTCTTCAAAGCCAAGACGTTTACACCACACCAGAGAAGCATAGTGCGCAATCTTCAGAAGATCTCGCGTGCGTTCAACATCACCACGAGCATTAGAATCAATACGATTCATATACTTCTGCATCTGCTTAATGCAGTCTTCTTCAGACCAGCTCGCCACATTGTCTCCAGGGAAGTCACCGTACTGAGGAACAGTGTACTCTTCAATATGTCTGCCTACTTCGTCAGAGAAACAATCCCAAAGAAGGAGACGATTAGAACGAGGTTCGTAATCCTTAACCTCATCAAGTTCTTCATGCTCCTTTGCCATCGTCTTCACCCAATCTTCAACAGACAACTGATTACGCACTTCATCCAGAACAGCTTCTTTATTCACCGACATATTCTTTTTCCTTTCGTTTCTTTTGTTCATGAGGTTCAATCTTCCAACAGACAACATGTCCAACTTCTTGTCCTTCACGTTCTACCAAACGTTTTGTCACTTCAGAGATACGCTTGTTTGCTTCCTCTTTAGCTTCAAGCTCGTTAGCTGCGTTGATAAACATTTGAGTTGTAACATATTTTCCGTTGGCTCCTTTACCACGGTAACGAGCACGGAACTTCATAAGAGCTCCTAATACAACCAGATAGTAGGACTAGGTTTTGTCGAGTCCATATCTACATGAATGAATGTCTTGGCTACACCAATACGAGTAAAGCCAGCGTCAATAAGAGCTTTGACAATTTTGAACTTCTGTTCACCTGTACCAGCTGAGATGTCAACAGCCCAGCCTGTCGTATGTGCAGATCCAGCAACACCACCTACAGCTTTGTTATGTTCTGCACAACGATAACCAGAAGTAATCACGAAAGGAATACCAGCGATTTCACGTGCCTGTGTAAGCTTGTCTACAAAGGACTGCTCAATTCCGTTTGTATTACAACCACACTTGCACTGAAATTCTTTTGCCTTGAAATACTTTGTGTCTTTCATTTCTTTCTAACCTTAAAGTTTAGAGGTTCAGCAACTTCTCTGCACAAAGCAGTAGCTATGTAACAAGCTTTCTCAAACGCTTTACAAAATTGACACGGCTTAACACCGTTCTTTTTTAAAGACGCTGGAGGAGTTGCTTCCTCTCTATTTGAGCACAGTCTGCACATCCGTGGCAAAGTACCCCAGTAGGGTTCATCTTTGCGCCGTGTAGGTATTTGTGGATTGCCTAGTTGTTTCTGTGCTTGTGTAATCATATCGAAGAAACTCACAATATTACTCTACTTGGTAAGAATCTGGAAGTATACCAAACGCAGTTCGTTTACATGCAGGATAGGTTCCTGTCTTTCTGTAAATCCCAGTAGTATGGTAATATCTGTGATCGCTTATAGACATAAGCAAAAGGTTCGATATACGATTGTCGTTACGTTTCAGATTCTTGTGATGAACTACATAACCTTTTGGCAACGAAGCTAATCCTAGATACTTGCAGACAATCAGTACGTGTACTGCCTGTCTAGGTTTAATGTTTCTAGGCCGCTTTGCCAAGGAAGATATATCATACCAGTCTGGTACTCTTCTATAAAGATAACCATCAGCACCAACAGATACCTTGCATCCATGCCTCCACCTGTTTGCATTATACAAAGCTCTGTTTGTATTAGCTACTTGTTTGCGTAGTTCTCTCAGCTCTTGTAAATCCTTATGAAAGAGAACCTTTACTACTGTTCTTTGTGAACAGTTGTGCTTGTATGCTATATCATATGTGGTCAGAGATGTGTCATATAAATCATACCTAATTGCTAATAGATCTTCTGGAGTTATCCATGTACGTTTACTCAACGTCCTCCTCCAGTCTGATTTGAGTAACAACAGGGTTACCTATAGGAAGACCCTTCTTAGAAAATTCTACGCAACGAATGTTTGCAGTCTTGCCTATAAAAGTAAAAGGTTTGTTACTTCCCTCTTTATACATATCCTGTCGTTCCTTCAAAGAGAACGCAGGTACAGCATTAAAGGGTTCGCCGTGTAGTCTGAACATAAAGATGATAGCTCCATTCACATCGGAAGTAAAGCCAACTATCTTAGCATTAAAATCTTTGTACTGTTTGTACTTTAGAAGATCATAAGATCTATAACCTTGACGATACTTAGAGCTGTACTTCCTAAGCATCAATCCTTCAAAGCCTTGAGCAAGATAGTCTTCTTGTTTCTTCTTTATGTTTTCTATTCCTTTAACATAGTCAACAGGACAAGCGACAACTTGTTTGTACTTCTTATCAGCAAGCAAAGCACGATACCTAGCTATACGTTCAAACTGAAGTTCATCACTTATTGTATCGTATACCCAGTATTGTAACTTCTTTGTTGCCGGACTGTATGCTTTAACAGCAGACACAATGTCTTGCAACGGCATACCGTGACAATATATCTCCCCATCCCATACACAGCTTTCTGGCATAACATCAAACAGCTCTTTGCACAGAGCATTGTGATGATACAACACATCGTAAACTTTACCAGTACGAGACAGGAATGTCAACTTATTTCCATGTCGCTGAACAGTACAACGTACACCGTTAAGTTTAGGTTGACATATGTAGATAGTATCGTCTTTAACTTTATCCTGATGTTCTATGTAAGACTGCGCTAGCATAGGACGAATAGGGAGAGCAGTCAACTCAGACTTACTCTCCCGGTATCCTTTGTCAAGCTGTTTTTTAAAGCGAGACTTCGCTTCACTAATAGCTTGTTGCAAGGCAGTCGTAGCATTCTTCTTACCAGCATTCTTTCCTTTGTCATAGGAACGATGAGACTCTTTGATAGTCTTTCCTTCGTAACCTGATTGAAAAAGAATACTGGCTGTACTATCAGCGTTCTCATATACATGAGCTTGCCATATCATAATGTTACCATTAGCTGCAAGCGCATAAAGAACGGGAGTACTGTATGCTATTACGCTGCTTTCTTCTTGCATTGTTTGTCCTCTGTGGTAGTTAGAGTAACTACTTCCGGTTCAGGAAGTTCTTCAGCTACATATCTATTATTAACCACTCCTGTGGAATTGTCAATAATATCTTCTGCAACTTTTTTACTTAGCTTACCAAAGACACGGACAACTTTCTTGGTCTTACCACAACGAGAACATTTGAAGTGTTCGACTTCTACTTTGATAACATCATAAGCAGTGCCGACCCACGTCTCTGTACTTTCCCAATTGTGGTCTTTCAAGAAACACATCAATCCCATGTGTACCTCAGCTTACGCTGCGTGACGGTAATGCTCGTGCTCCTTGTAGCCTTCCATCTTGCGAACCTTCATGTCAGCAATAAGACGAATGGCAGAAGCAGCAACTTGACAGGCTTCTTCACAAATAGCAGAAACGTCACGCCATCTTTCTGGTTTGTAAAGTTCATGTTTCAACTCGGCCATTTCTTCTTTCAGAACCCAAGCCGAGTGTTCGAGAGAAGGATGAGTTTCAGGATGCCTCTTGTGTGCATCTTTGATTGCTTCCTTTACTTCTTCGAGCACTTCCATGTTTGCCTGTTCTACCAGTCTTTCGTTCGACATTATTCTTGTTACTCTCAGCTAAGGTATCAGGCTGCCAGCATGAATAACCATGCCGCTTCGCCCACATTTTGTACGTAGTAGGATTCTTTGTAGACCTAGATATTACTTTGTCTTCAAGCATGAAGACGAATCGTATATCCATGTCTGGATGTTGCTCACGAATCTGAGCCATCTTGCTTCGCATAGAAGGATCAAAGTATCCTTTTGCTTCGACAAAGAACTCCTCGCCACTAGGTAGCGTGACTTTAAAGTCAGGCTTATAGTACCGTACAGCGGGTTGCCAAGGAATACGACAAGGTTCATACTCCCACTTGATACCAAGCTCGTCGAACTTTTTTGCAAGCTCTGCTTCAAACTTAGAAGCAAACCTTGTCTTGTTATACGTTGCTTTTATTGATCTCACATATATGTACTTCCTCTGTTAAGATAGCCAGATTACCTTGGCTTGTTCCACAGAGTCTACAACAGGAGATTCATAACCGCAACTATAACACTTGATAAAGAACTGACCGTTGATAGTCTTGTGCATTTCCAGATAACTACTGGAGCACACAGGACATACGCTCCCGTTCGACAACGGGAACAGTTTCATTGCTGGTTCTTCCAAAGTTTACCTCCCCAGATACAAGCGCCTGATACAAACCAGACGCCAGTGTAGAAATTTGCGTATGGTTCAACTGCAGATCTCCATGAACATCAATAGCTTCGATGATCTCATGAAGCAGGTTCGAGCCTCCCACAGCTGGTTTATCAGGCACATGCATCAAAGAAATCGTAGTCGTCTGAGGATCATATTGTGCAAGCACAACATCAGTGTTTCCACCGGCCTCCACTACTTCAATCGGGTCACTGAATATTTTTACATCAACGTGATGACCAAACACGTTGAGAGAGCTAGGGTAATTCATAATCTATACCTCCGTAAATGCCCTGATAAGAACGTCAAGAAAAAGAACTGGTAAGTTAACAAGAATCAAAGTAGTCCAGTACACGTTAGCAACACAGCTCCACACAGTGCTGGCAAGTTTCTTAACGATATACATAACTATTCCTTTATCTCAAAAGCTTCTTGCGTGTACTCAAGTCTCCAATACTCATTGGATTCGTTGAACTCTTTATGGTGTTCTTCCATAAGTTGTTCGGCACGTTCTTTTGAAGCACACACTCCAATCACATTGTCTGTGGAACATCCATTACCACAGTAGGTTGGTTGCGAATACGTAACTACATAAACAACCATTACTACTCCTGTGTAAGTGGGGCAACCTAAGCTACCCCACGTTAAATGTTCACTAGTTTTTAGCCTTCGCTGTTAAGACATCTTTAACAGAACCAACGTACTCAAACCTTTCTTTCTGTTGTACATCAGGATATTTATCCTTGTCTACATCAGACATGAACATATCAAGAGGGCGAGCATACAGCTTACGTTCTCCATCCAAACTACGGTAGATCACAAGATCAGTATTCAGTTCTGTATGTTTAGCAACACCAAGAACAATATACTGATTACCTTTGAAATGTTTCACAACAGTCATCGGTTCAAGCTTATTCACACTACACCCACTTATTAGTTTTGAGGCACGTTAACTTTGCCAAGGTCTTTACCTTCGGACTCATGCAAGTTCTGCCACCTACACATATCTGTCCAGTATGCATACTTACAATGTCCTCCGTACTTCTTATGCCAAAAGAACAACTTGTCAAGGAGGTTGGCTGGCCATGCATAACCCTTGTCTCTTCGTGCCATGTACGCACGTGTTGACAATGTAGTGTAAGCATTACCACCAAAGACTGCATTAACAAATTGGTTTATGGCTAGAAGCCACTGTGGCGTTGTCATTACTAACTATCTCCTACAGTAGAGACATCCTTCATAACCTTGAAGCAACGAACGAAGTCGTCTTCCTTCAAAGTAACCTTGATACCAGACCGAAGTTGCACATCGACAATACCCTTGTCTCTATATGTAACAATAGCAGGTATCTTCAACTCATATCTAATCACTACACAATCACCTCCTTAAAAATCTCCCGAGTTGAGTCAAGTTGTGCATGAGATGTTTAATCCTCCACTACAATGTATGTTCCTTCGAACTCTTTGTTCGTAGCAATGTACCAGTCGTCCTTGACCATAGGATCGAAGATGAACCATTCGCCAACGCCAATTGTCATGGCGTCTATAATGTAGCCATCCTCACCTCTCTGAATGATATCAATCAAGGGGTCTACTTCCTGCTTATGCACAAGAAGTTCAAGTCCTAGATCAGCCCAGACCTTGGACAGTTCAGAGAACTGCTCATCAGAGTATTGTATAGCATACTTGATCACAGGGTCATCTGCCCATACAGGACTATCTTGTACCTTGAGCATCTTTCCACTCCTTGTATTGGTTATGCACTTTAGCATGTTCACTTTTTGTAAGAACAGCTAGATTGTTTATGTCATTATTTAGCTTGTTCATATCAATGTGATGAACTTCATATCCTTTTGGTAGCTGTGTCCAACCAAACTTCTCACACACCAGTAGGATATGCTCTCTAACAAAACCTCTTGATACATACCCTGTATACCATGAAGGTGGACGAATTGCCTTATAACCTTTTATGGAAGATACACCATCAAGTTTGTATCTAGGATTTTGTAGACCACAAAATGTAGTATTTTTGATAGCAGCTTGCTTATGCATATCTTGCTGTGTAGACAGCAAAGGTACTTGACGCATGATATCATACAACACATTGCGGTGCATACCTACTGTGCGTGAAATAAAACTGAACGACAACGGGAAGAAGCTTAGAGACAAGCACAAGTAAATATAAACAAGACCTTTGTACCTAGCTCCCCAGTTGGTTTTTCTTGTACTCTGCATACTGATTACACCAAGCTTTTACGGGACAGTACCTCTCACATCTTGTTCTCTCCCCAGGTCGATACTCAACCTTGTAGTCAGGTCCAAGTCTCTTGTGGCGAATGTACTCATCTGCTTCTTCACGAGTGTCACAAAGTTTTGTGGCCTTCGCTGCTCCTACCTTGTAAACGGCATACTTAGCAGGCTTCTCCCAGCATTCGTCCGCAGTGCATACTGGCAGCATGTCATCGCTACAGGATTCGGCCTCCACGTGTAGACGAAGGCGTTCCTTGTAGTAGGACTCGCGCTCTTCAAGAGGCAGCACGCGGTAGCGGAATTCGTTGAAAGGTAATTCGGGATACTTGTCATCTTTGTACCGTCCAGATTGAGGTCTCCAATCCATATAGATGGCGTTGATAGCAACATCTTTTACCGGATACCCTTCTTTCTCAAGGAAGTACGCATTAAGGTTGAGCTGGTTAATCCATTCTTGTTTCCCCGTACTGCCATGCATATACGCGGAACACGTCTTCCAGTCTGATAAAGTCTGTGTCTCTTTATCATAGAGGTCAAACTTTGCGACGACCCGTCTGTACGTTGACTCGTCGCCATTCTCAGGCTTGTCAAAACGAGTGATCTTACGTTCAACCAAATACTTTGGATTCTTTGAAAGAACTGATTCCATCTCATGATGTACTGCGTTACCTCTCCATACATACCACTGGTCCATGCAGTCTTCGACAATCTCATTACGATGTCGTTTATAGAGCTGAACATATCTCGGACTGTCAATCAAAGATGTAGCACTATAGTCTGATGCACCAACAGGATCGTAAGGTTGTGGTTGAAGAGCATCCTCAAAAGCCTTGGGCAAATTGAACTTGTTTGTGTACATAATTCTCCAAAACAAAAGGCCAGCTATAGTGTATGTATGTCTCAAGCTTACATATGTACATCTATAGACTGGCCTTCTTTTGTTGAGTTAAGCTAACTTATCTTACCCAAGCGGGAGTTGCTCCAGTAGCAGCATACGATGCTTCGCTACCTACAACGCCATGTGACTTGAGAGCTTGCGCTTGCTCTGCTGTCAAAGGTTCATACGTGGGAAGTTCTGAACTGTTGCTCAGTTTTTCAACCGAAGCTATGTCCCACATATTTCCACCTCTACGAGAGAATTTCATGATGACAATATCTCCTGGCCTACAAGCTTTCTGGAAGAACTGTACAACAGAACAGTTAGGTCTTTCAATACCTTGTTCAATCACCGTAGCAGCAGTATTCTCAAACAGAATCTTTTGGTACGGAGTGTTGGGTTCACCATTATAGCCTTTCTTTTCACCGTTCAGAACATAACCAGTGAAAGTTTTACCGGCTCTAGATACGAGATCATGCTTCAACTCAATGTTGTTAAAAACAAACCACATGTGTTTTTCCTATCATGCGCGTATAAAAAGAAGATAAACATTCTAAAGGATTTGTCAAGAGAGAAAAGCTGGAAGATCTTTGAAGATCTTGTCCATCTCTTCTTCTTTAAATCCCTTAGTGTTACCATAGTCATACCCTACTTCACAGTCACCTAAAAGTGGTACTACTATATCCCAACCAAAGTATTCTTTTGCTAGTGCTGGTAAACTCTTGAATGTTTCTATACCTATACGACACAAAGTTTCTGCTTCTTCTATCGTACAGTCAAACACAAGAGAGTCATGTACTTGAAGGATAAGCAAAGGGTTGATGCCACTAGCTTGGATCTTCTCTAAGATCTTAACCATACACAAATACATAACATCTGTAGAACCAGATTGAACTGGATAGTTCTTAACCTGTTTAACATCTACAGATTCAATACCGTACTTTACCTCTTCGTCAAAGGTAAGCACACGCCCAGAAGGATTACGTATATACCCACGTGCAGAAGCTGTTTGGATATTAGCATCCTGCCATCGTTTCAGACCTTGATACTTTTGATAGAAAGCATTAACAATCTCTCTCCATCTTTTTAAGCTATAGTCAGGCATACGTTGATCTCTAAAGAAACCTTCCGCTGAACCACCATAGAGAAGACGGAATGATATTGTCTTAGCAATTGTACGAACTTGTTTAAACTCTTCTGAACCACGCTCATATTTTCCAGCATCAAGGAATCGAATAGCATTGTCAGTGTGAATGTCCAAGCCTTCGTTTAATTCATGAATCATGACAGGATCTTTACTTAGTTCAGCAGCAATACGCCACTCAATCTGAGCTAAGTCAAGATTAACGATAACACCTTTCTGGGATTTGAAGAATGTTTTGATGGGGCTGGTACCTTTACGGGGCATGTTTTGCCCATTCTTTAATTTTACATGCCGAACAACATAAGCATGTTTCCCATATTACTATGGTAATTGGACTATATCATCAAGCATAGACAGTACCTAAACAGTATGTCTATCCAAGCTGGGCGCTGTCCTATATCTTCATAGGCTCCTAGTCTCTGCACCTTCTTCAGTATATCATGAAGACGTCTATGTTGTGTAGACGTTAACAATATAAGATTCCAAACTTTATTATTTGCATGACGACCATCTATGTGATGAACATGATAACCTGTTGGAATCTTTGTCATACCTTCTCTTTTGCATAGTACCACATGATGTGCGTAGACTTTGCTTGAGTTCCCTCGCGTGCCTGTAAACCATTTAGGTTTATACACTAAGGCGTAACCATCATCGTCAAATGAAAGGCCAGCTTTGTAGAAAGGACTGTTAGTCTTCTTTCTATTATACATAGTGTTAAGCTTACCAAGTTGAGCACGTCTATAGTTCTTAGCTTTGCGTGCTTTTCTTTCTTCATCTGAAAGTTTTGTGTTAGCTACGCGCCAAACAACTTTGAAAGTTGTAGACAATTGTGTTGCAATCTGTTGATACGTAAGGGAAGTTGTGAGTAAGAGATGGTATGCTTGTTCATGTACTGAAGCTTGGCTCATGATTGCCCTCAGCAATATCTGTTAGGGTTCCCATGAGTTCACCCAGTTTAGAGACCCCAATGGGATTCAGGGTCTGATGAAGAGAGTCTACCAGTACGTGTGACACACTGGTTGAAAGAAGGATGAAGTCTACCGTCTTTACCAACGGCTGCTACCAAACCTTTTTCATTCTCATCACTTGAACCAGCAATAGTGGATACTACTTTCTGCAGCTTACGCTGTTCTCGTAGTACATTTAGGAAGGACTCAGACCGTTTGTCTTTAGCTTTAAGCAAGTCAATTGTATTCTTGTCAACTGAAGGTAAACCTGTCTTCTTAGACAGACATCCTTCTGGAACTTTAAAGCCAAGTCCCTTAACAGGAATATCAACCTTTGCTTTTCGTGTGGTGATCTTATACTTACCACTCTTAAGCTGACGAGCAACAAGCTCACGAAGTTCTTTCTTTAAAGAACCACCAAACAAAACAGCACTGAGTTGTGAAGAAGAGGAGGGAGTAAAGTCAATACCTGCAAGTTTGACAAGTTGATTATCCATATTACGTACTTGACTGCGCACTTCGTTGCAGTACGTTATGGCTCCATCTTTGTCAAATGCAGCACCAGATACTTCCATGTCAGAAAGAATCTGAGTAATACGAAAAGAAAGTTCTGTTATCTTGCCAAGGTTTGCTCGTTCAATAAGAGGAAGCTGCCTCTTAAAGACTTCATGTGTTAAGTGTACATCCATCTTAAGATACTCTTCATGAATATCTAGTGGAATCTCATCAGTCTCGTAACCTGCTTGCCAGTACATTGCCATAGCATCTAACTTATGACCTAAGTTATAACGTGATGCAACAGCATTCAAACTGTATTCAAGTTTACGCTGACCATTTATGAGATAGTCTGCTAACATTGTACACCAAATTGGTTTGTCCTTGACATTCAAACCAATCCACTTAAGCCAGTTCAAGTCAAACTTGATGTTGTGACCAACTAAGAAATCAACTTTGTCAATCTCTTGTTGAATCTCAGAAAGAAGTTCTTCATGTGGTCTATCGTTTGGATTAAAGAACCACACGGTTGAGGTGCCATCTTGTCGTTCTATTCCAACAGAGCACAAGTATGAACCAACAGTCCAAGGCATGTGCTTCGGAGCACGAGAACATTCGATGTCAATGGCAACCCAAGACATTTACTTGCTCGACTTAGCTACGGTCTTCGCAGTAACGGGTTCTTCCAGAGAAAGCGAACGGGTATCTTCCTCAGGTTCAGACGGAGTTTTCTCATATGCTTTCAGCGCGTTAAGCATATCAATCAGAGACAGGTCACGAAGAGCAAGACCAGTTTCCTGTTCAAGCTTAGCAACGTGTTCTTCAAAAGCAATGTCAGCCTGAGCGATAACCTTGTTAGTAAACTGAGACATAAGTATATTCCATTTTAGTTATGGTTTCCATATACCTCTGACAACAGAGATCTGAATGAAGAGTTCAGCACAGGTGAGCCAGAACCAGAGCTTGTGCTTCCACTACTCGTAAGAGACTGGTCGTCGGACTTCGACATTTCAGAGAAACTACCTGATGCTTTATCAGTATACAAAGCACATGAAGCGTTAAACACTACTTCATACCTGCCATGTTTACCTTCATTCATCTTGTTCTTACACAGAGATATATATCTAATACTGCAAACAGGATTGTCAACATCGTCAAATGTTTTTCCAATACCGATTGCATAATCAAGCTCACCGGGTTTACCAGTCTTACTGTTATCCATGTCAGACATCTTTAACCACTTGGATCCTTCACCGGAAACAGACGCCTGACCAACAGCAATTACATCACAGTTGTATGTTTTAGCAAGTTCTCTGAACTTACCGTAAACAGCTTTCAACCTATCAACTGTAGACATATCACGATCACCAGAGAATCTGATCTTATCACCTTGGTCTATTACCAAGACACGTACGTTGTATGTCTTCATCAATTGATCTATGTCTTCAACTGAGATGATAGCTTGATCGTAGATCTTTATTTTGTTGCCGCCTAACCTATCGAACTCTGCTTCTGCATCTTCAGAATAGTTTATGAGATCAGTCTTACTACATTTAAGTATAGACTGATAGATACGAAAGAGTACGCGCTTACCCTTTTCTTCATTGTTACACCAAAGTATAACCTCATCATCCTTTAGCTGCGATGCAAAGTTTGAAACTTCAGATACGATGAAAGATGTTTTACCTGTATCAACTCTAGCAAATACGTGGCCAAGGCTACCACCTCTCAGCTCTCCGATGCTTTCATTAAGACAGGATAATCTCCAGCGTAAACCAGCTTCATGAACTTCTTCTTGTAAGAGTTCATCTAAGTTAGACTTAACAAAAAGTTGGTCTTCATCTTTGTTAAGCTTAACTTTGCGTTCATTAAATTCAGATAATAAGTCTTGAACTTCATCTAAAACAGAGTACGCTTCTCCATCTAAGACTTCAGTTAACTTAAATACCATTTCACTTGCAAAATATTTTTCAAGAAAATGATTTAAGTTTTCTTCTAAGACTTTATTATCTATTTGAGTTGAACCTAACCTCTCAAGATATGCAGAATATGATGTCTTCTTTTTCAGAATAGGATGTTTTACTGAGAAAAAGACAAGCAATTCTTCAACAGAAAGAGAATCTTTTTCAGGATATTCTTGAAAATATTCTCTAATTGTTTTAAGAAAGTTCTTTGTTTCAAGTTCAAGATTCAATTCAAATATGAATTTAAAATACTTATCAAAGTTTTCTTTACTTAACAAGAACAAAACAAGGGAAATTTCCTCTATGTTCATGTTACCTTGCTTGTTCAAAGTTAAGGTTGAAGCAGACTTAGCTATAATATAATCTTGAATTTAACTTTGTCAAGAGGACAAGTTAAAAATATTCAGATTAAATTACTTCTGAAGTCTGGTACCTTAGGTTAACTTATAGGGTATATACCTTAGTAAAGTACTTACGAAGTAGGTTCTATTTAAGTACATATACTAGTATATAGTTCTTACGAAGTAGGTTACTTATAGGGTTTATAC